CAGATGACCCAAAATGCCGGGGGGGGGTGATCTTCCCCGGCTTTTCTCTTAAAAGAAGAACCTTTGGAAGAAAAACCTAAAGTTTTCTTCTTTGGTTCATTTGGTTCATTTATAATAGGCGTGACCCAGATGACCCAAAATTGAAAACTCCGCTTCGGCAGCTTCCTTGGCGAGACCGGGCATTCCCGCTTTAATGTAACCCGTAGCGGCTTCATATTGGCGCGTAAAGGCGTCTCTCGCTGCTTTGAATTACGTTTGAAGGTAATCGGTCGTCTTTTTTCGAGAAACGCGCTCAGACGCGCCTCTATTCAATTCCCGGCAATAAAAAAAGGGGAGCCGAACGACTCCCCGAAACGTTAATTATTGACGACGACCGTCACGAAGTCAGCCGTCGATGGATTTCCCGCCTGATCGAAGGCGATTGCCGAGAGCGTGAGCGTTCCGTTCGGCACTCCGGTCGTATCGAAGTTGACCGGGTAGTACGGAGCGGTAAAGCTCGACCCGATATACGGAAAGCCGCTTCCGTCGTAGTAGAAGTAGTCGATCTTCTGTACCTTGTCGTTGTCGTCGGCGACCGCCTGAAGCTGAATCGTATCCGAGACGACCTGACTCGGAACCGGGTAGTGCCAAGAGACGGTCGGGTTTTCCGTATCCGGGTTCGGATTGAAATAGACCCGCACCGAATGAGATGCCTTGTTTCCGGCTGAATCCCGCGCAATGGCGGTGATCGTATATTCGCCAGCCGGAAGCGAGGTCGTGTCAATCGCATCGCCTGAGTACGGAGCGATTGTCTTTTCCGCTCCCCAACTGTCGCCGCCGATCATCCATTGGACTCCGACGAGGTTCGGGTCGCTGACCGAGACCGAAAGCGGAACCGATTCGCCGTAGTACCGCTCACCGCCAGCCGGAGACGTAATCTCGATTCTCGGAGCGAACGAATCGGTATTGGCTGTGGTAATCCGGTGCATCACCGACCAAGCTGATTCGTTGCCAGCCGCGTCGTATGCCTTGACCCGGTAGCGGTGACTGCTTCCGGCGGCGACGGTCGTTCCGACTACGGTTAAATTGCCGACATCGTATTCAACTCCGTCGATCTCCAGCTTGTACCCCTTGACGGCAATGTTGTCGCTCGATGCGTTCCACGAACAGACGACGCTCGTCGGTGTCGGCGAAGTCGCCTGAAAGTTTGCCGGAGTCGATGGCGGCGTGTTGTCGGTTGCAACCGATTCGATGGTCGGAGCCAGTTCGTAGGGAACCTGACTGATGGCGACCTCGAAGTTTCCCTTGACGAGCGATTCGGCTTTCGCCTTAAGACGCGAATCGAACCGGAAAAATCCTTCGACGTTGTTCCATTTGTTCCGGTACTTGAAGACCCGGTGCGGGTGATGGAAGGCGTGAAACGCTTCAATCTCGTCAATTTCCCAAGGCTTACGGTTCTGGAAAACGAGCTTGTAATCGCGCATATACTCGCCGGTTCCTTCGATTCTTCCGCGAGGCTTGCCGCTTCGCGTCAGGGAAAGAACGACGCCGCGCTTGTCGCCTTCCCAATCGAGCGGGTAATGCGGTACGGCAGGGAAGATGCCGATGACCGAAACCGAAGCGGTTGCGTCCGGCGTCATATTGATCGACCCGGAGACGGTACGGTTGATCGGTTTGAAGTAAATGGATGAGACTGCGCTCGTACCGTCGTAAGGAATCGTCGCCTGTGAGTCGGTAAAGAACGCGCCAACGTCCGAAGTCCAGACTCCGGCTTGCGAACCCGTAAGCTGAATGATCGAGTCGCCGTCGAGAATGATCGAATTTGGTGTGATGGTTGCCATAGTTTTTCCTTATACTGATTAACTTGGGTTGTCCGAATAGGCGTTCGGATTGTATTCGTAGAGCGTGAAGGTCGCTTCGTCGCCGCTGTCTTCGATTTCCACGATCTTGTAATCGCGTCCGGCTTCCTCGCGCACGAACATTTCGGTGAACGCGGCGATGCCGCCGATGACTCGTCCGGTGATCTCGCCGATCTCATCGCCGGACGACAAGCCGATGTCCTTGAGCGCGAACTTGACCGGAATCCACGCGCCAGCCGGGGGAACGACGCCGATTCGCATAACGTCGCCTGTTGCTTGCGAGACGATCTGCGGAACCCGCAAACTGGCTGAAACGACCGATTTATCCGACCCGAACTCGAAGGCAATCTCGGTCGGTACGTTTTCCGGGTCAACGAAAATGCTCGTCTCGAAGATCGAGTCGTCCGTCAAGACGACCGGCGCGGAAAAGTTCGCCGAAAAGCTCGCGTTCGAGGCAGTCGCCGTCACCTTAAGAGAAGCGGAACTTCCGTGCGGGTGCGGGTCTTCGAGAACCCATTCGACTGCGCCGGGAGCGAGACCCGAAACAGCCGAGAGGCTGGAGAAAATTCGCATTGTGCTTTGCTCGCGCACTCCGGCTTGCCGGTCGGCGACCGTCACGACATCGGTCGTCAAAAGATGTTGGCTGCTTAAATCGCCGACGAGTCTGACTCTTCTCGGTCGCTGGTGCATATCGGCAAGCCGCCAGAAGGCAATCCGGCGTTGCTCGTTGCGCCGTTTGCTTCCCAAGACAAGCTGTTCTTCGATGATGCCGAACTTCGACTGCGCCTCGAAGTCGTTCGCCGGGGAATCCTCGCCGGGTTTCATCCAGTCGTCAAGCTGCCGGAAGACCGTGCTGACCTGATTGACGCGCTCGCGTGGCGGGATTTTCCAGTAGGAAAACGAACCCGGAAGCGTATTATCGACAGTAAAGCGGTGCTGTGCTGTGCGGGTCTCCGGCGTGATGATGCGGAACTTACCGCCGTCCATCGTCCACTCGCTCGCCGCGTCGAACATCACGGCAGTCAGCGCGTCAGCCGTCAGAATGTCGGTCGTCGTGAACGCTCGATGCGACTCGAATCGCGGAGCCGAGACCGACCAATCACCCGAAGGCAGATCGAGCGGAGTGCCTGACGAAGCACCCGTATCGGTCGAGTGTGTGAAGGCGGTCGAGGTCGTCTCGAAGTAACTCGAAAGGCTCGACGGCGAAGAGCCGAAATACACGCGATACTTGTCGGCTCCATCGACCGACTTCCAAGTGATTGTATTGGCTCCAGAGGCGAGCGTGTCAACGAGCTTGACGGCTGACGCCGCCGATTCGCTGGCAGGGGAGTTCTTAAGCGCGGAGACGCGGTAGTATCTGAACCCGGCTGAAAGCGAGCCGGTCGAGCCTCGCGTGATCTGAATTTCCTTCGGCGTGTACTTTCCGTCGTCAACGGCGAACGTCTGCGCGTAGTAAACCCTCGCGTCGTGGTAGGCTTGCCAATCCATCGCCGACGCAAAATCGTAGCCGAGACGCTCGGCGTTGCGCCTGACAAGATCGGCGAATACGTCTGCCGGGTTGACCGAGTAGCCGTAGCTGACGAGGTTTCCGCTTGCGTCGTAGTTATTGATTTTAAGGCATCGAGCGATGGCACGTTGCGCGTCCGGCGTTCCGTCCGAGCCTAATCCATCGGGGAGTGTCGCCGAGTAATAGGCAATCCGGTGATGGTAGATGCCGCTCGGAAAGCGCGTGTCTTCGCCTTGCAGCGGGTCGGTCTTTCCGGTCGAAGCCGTGCCGGGGTGAAAAGTGAAGTTCGACGGACTAATGATCGCGCCTTCGTAGGTGAGTTCCTCAATCGCATCCCATTCGCCTAATCCCATCAATATTTTGATCTTGACGTTGTTCGGGTCGGTCTGATTCAACCCGGCGAGAATGCCTTTGACGATGTGCTTGCCGTAGGCGAGAGCATAGTGACCCTCGCCGACCTGAAAGGTTTCAAGTGTTGCCATATTTTCCCCTTTTTAGTAAGTGTTGATTTCGTAAGGTGACTTATTGTTTTTGACCGGAAAGCCGAAGACCTTGTAGGTGTTGTTATAAAGCGCGTGAAGGTTATAGACCCGAAACTTTCCTTCGAGGTACGTCTTTCCAATCAATCGGTCGGTCGTCCATCTGCCTTCGATTTCGCGGGGAAGTTCCGCGCCGATATAAAGCTCGTCTGCCGTCTCGAACTCGTCCGGCGCGACGAGAAACGGATGCGTCGGCACGACGCCAATCTCCACGCCGCTTTTGAACTGAAGCATGACGATGCGCTCGGCGTCAGCCTCGAACGTATCCACGACCGTATCGCGCCGGGTCGAGAACGTCGTGCGGTTGACCGATTCGATGGTCATGCGCGGCTCGATCAATTCAATCGGAAGCGAAAGCCTCTTCGAGAGATCGACTCGCGTTCCGGCAATGAAGCAATTGCCGCCGGGAGCGATAATGACGGTTCCGCCGCCGCTCCCCGTATTCGACTGATGCGCCTGTCGGGTTTCCTCATCGAGATCACGCGCACCGCCGCCGAAGTTCGCCTTCGCCTCTTCGGTCGAGCCGAAATGCACGACGCACCCGTTCACTCCGTCGAACGACAGATCGCACGTTGCGAGCGCACCGGAGTAGCGGCAGTTGACGCCATCTTTGTAATCCCAGACGCAGTTGCGCTTGACCGTATATTTCGCCACGCCGCCACCGGCATAAGCGTGACCGACGACCGTCAAATTCACTTCGTCGGACTCGTCTTCGACACTCGCCTGAACGATACCTGAAATCCGCTCGATGCGCCACTTTTCGTCATGGTTGTCGATGTTCACATAAATGCGGTAAACAATCGCCTTGGCGTTGTCGAGCAGATCGTCAATGTCGCCGCCGTCGAGCGCATCGCCGACCGCCAAATCCGAGTTGTCGAATTTCATCTCGCAGCGGTTGACCGCCGAGTTTAAGGTCGTTTTGATCGCGCCGACCGACTTCAGTCTCGATTCGTAAACAGTTCCGTCGAACTCGATGTCAACGGTCGAGTAATGAAGCTCGGTTCCGTCCGAGAGCGTGATGTCGATTGCCGGGTAGGTGTGAATCCAGCCGAGGTCGAGCAGAGTTTTAAGTCTGGAAGGAAAGTTTTCAATTGGCATAATGTCTCCGGTAGGTAGGTGTTTTCGGTAAGTATATTTATTGTATCAAACGACGAATGGCTCATTTGGCTCACCCGTTATAGTGATGAACCAAGTGAGCCATTCGTCGTTTTCTCGCGTTTAGAAGGTCACATCTCGGAATTTCTGTGCCTTCTTGGTTTGCTCAATCGTCAGGTTGTAACCCTTGGTGCTTTTCGCGCCGTTGACGAACAGTTGGTTCTGCGCGTCGGTTCCGATTACAAGCTCGACGTTGATGCTCTGCGGAGCATTGCTGCCGCCGCCGTTTTGCGCGAATCCCTTCACGCCGGGGATGCCAGCTTCAGCCGCCGCTTGGAGAAACGCCGGAGTCTGCTGTGAGGGATTCGCAATGATTTCGCCACCGTGCGCTAGGACTAAGCGAGGCTCACCGAAACGACCGGGAACGATGCCGCCTGTGGCGAACTCTGGGATGCGGTCGTCAAACCGCTTCCGATTTTCGTCGGCAACGCGAGCCGCCGCACGAATTTGCTCGATCTTCGGATTAATGCGGTCATTAATCTCTTTCAGAGCGATGTTGCGCGTCTTTTTGTCTTTCAGTTGAGAGACGTTCTGGCGGTACGTTTCGCGCACCTGTTCAGCCGCCGAGACCGCTTCATCGCCGTTCATATCGTGACGACGGACACGCTTGAGAATGTCTTCAAGCTGCGTCAGAGCGTCCTGAATATGAGCGGTTCTGATCTGCTCTTCCTGACGACGGCGTTTGTTTCTTCCCAGAAGCCAGCCGCCGATCAGCAGCGGAGCCGCGACCGCCGCGAGGATTCCGGTTGCCGCCATCGTGCCGCCGAGCGCACCGACGAGACCGCCGATCATGCCGCCGCCGGTTCCGATGGCTCCGGTTCCGATGCCGAGCGCGAGACCACCGGCAAGACCGCCGATGCCGCCGAGGATTTGACCCCCGACCGATGTGCCGCCAATACCCGCGCCGAGCGAAAGACCGAGCATCGGAGCCATCGCGCCGAACGATTTGAGCAGATTACCCCAACCGCCTGACGAGCCGAGCAACGCGCCGTTGCGACCGAAGGCGGTTCGCATGATGTCGCCGCCGGGAGCCTGAACGGAATCGGGAGTCCGGCTGTTGAGACCGGCGATTGTACTGAGCAGATCGCTTTTACCGAGCGACGAGATTGACCCAAACGCGCTGCCGACTCCAGCCGTTCCCGCCGAGGCGAGCGAGGCGTTCGGGTTAAAGCCGCCGGTAATCCAGCCAGCCGCCGCTTGCGCGAGAGCCGACGCACCACCGCCGCCTGAAGTACCCGAAGAAGCACCGCCGCCGAGATTGATGCCGAGCGGTGAGCCGCCGCCGAAAATACCCCGGAAGATATTTCCGATCTTGAAGCCGCCTGAACCGGCTCCGGCGACACCCGCTGTCGGGGGAAGCATCATATCGAGAACCCGCATCATCAGGCGATTGGTAATCATCCGAAGAAGCTGGCTCGCAATGTCCGACAGCACCCGACCGAACGCACCCAAGCCTTCGGTCGCCTTGCCGGTCAACGCGGAAAGTCCATCGGCAATCGCGTCGTTGACCGAGAGGAAGGCGTCTTGGAAGATTTCGGTGTAGCCTTTGGCTCCAGCCATCGCTTCCATGATTCCGGCTCTTGCTCGGTCGGCGTTGAAGACCGTTTGATCGGCAATCTCGACCTGCGAGCGGATTTGCGATTCACGCGCTTGCTCGGAAGCCGATTTAACGTCGTAGATCGCACGAAGCCACGCATTGCGGTAGCGGGTTGCCGAGTCGTCGCCGACCGTCGCAATCCGCGCTTCAAGCTCGATGTTTTCTTCGAGAAGAGCAATCCGCTCGCGCAGAATGTCTTTCCCGACCGCATTGAGAACCGAGTTGACCGCACCGGCATCGCCGCTTTGGAGCATCTGAAGCCGCTCTGCCAATCCGTCAAGCGAGTTGGCGTAGGCGTCGGCTTCTTCGGCTCGCTGCTTGAGTCCGAGGTTGAAGAGGTTCATCCTCATCTGCTCAAGCTCGCCGTTCAGTTCAATGGCTCGATCTGTCGGCGGGATGAAGTCCGGCGCGTTCGACATCGAGAGAAAGTCTTCGTTGAGCTTGATAAGGCTGCGGTAGGTTTTCACCATCTCCGAGTCTTCCGTCAAGCCGAAGTCTTTCTTGACCGATTCGATGCTGCGACCCATATCGGCATTTCTTTCCTTGAGCCGTTCCTGATAATCGCGCCGAGCCTGTGCGAGCCGCTTCTCGATGTTCTCGATTTCCTTGGTCATCGACTCGGTTTCGAGCCGGTGACGTTCCCGAATGGAAACTTTGAGGATTTCATCGAACGCCTTGAAGTTGCCAGCCGCCTTGCTGACCGATTCGCCGAGCTTATCCATTTCCGAGTAAGCCGGTGACAGGTTGCGCTCCAGTTCGACAAGCTGCTGGTTGACGCGGCTCATCTCGGCGTAGGCTTGCTTTGAGGCTTCCTTCGCCTTGTCCAACGCCTTCTGCTGCTGCTCGCCGAGTTCCGTGCCGTAGAAGGCTCTGTCCATCGTCTGAAACGCATTTTCAGCCGAAACGTAATTGTCGGTCAGACGGTTCGATTCGCGCCGAAGAGCGTTGCCGAGAATCTGATCTCGGAAATCTCCGAGCCGCCGCGAACTGAATCCTTCGGGGTTGAAGAATCCAGCCGCCGCACTCGCCATTTCGCCGAGCGATTGGTAGTACGCCTTGAGCCGCTGGAGACTGCGCTCGCGCCGTTGCTCTTCAGCCGCCAGTTGGTCGTCCTGAATCTTCAGCAGCGCGTTCTTCTTCTGCTCGGCTAACTGCCGCTCTTCGAGGAACCCGCGCTCCAGAATGTTTCGCCGCTGCGCCTCGGTCAGCGACAAATCTTCAAGCTGAAGCATCATCTGTTCCCGATGAATGCGAATCGCGTCGTCGTAGTAACGCTCGGTCACATCGCGCAAGGTCGCATAAGCAGAGGTCGTGCTGATGACCTGCTTGCTCAACCCGCGCTCGACTTCCGCAACCACCCGTTCGTAATTGAACTTGGCTGCGCTCAACTGGAAGTTCTTGAACTCGATTTCGTCTTGCCGCCGCTGTTCGCGGATTCGACGCTCTCCCTCACGAATCGCTTGCATCGTGTTGATTTCATTCAACTGCAATTCGGTTCTGAGGTTGTTGAGCGTCTCGGACTTTTCGATCTCAAGTTCGAGAATCTTTTCGTTGTTGCCTTTGTTCAAGGCGATCAGCTTGTTGAAGGTGTCGGTCTCCGACGCCATCTGCGCCTTGATGCGCCGAGCGCGAACGTCCGACAGCAAGCGGGTCTTCTCGATTTCCTGTTCGACCGTATAAGCCGACAGACCGGAAACGCGAGCTTCTTCGAGCTTGAAGGCGTTTTCAAGCGTCTGCTGACGCAGCTTCGAGTACTGCTCGATTGACTTGATTTCCTTCTGCCGACGCTTTTCCTCTTCGATGGTCGCTCTCGTTTTCGCGTCTTCAATTGCCTGAAGCCGTTCTTCTTCAGCCGCCTTCAGATTGCGAATCCGCTTTTCCTCTTCGGAATTATCCTTGACGCCGAACCATCCCTTGACGGACTTCGCCATCTGGAAGACCGGCGTAAAGTAGTCGATGTTCTCCACGACCCATTTGCCGAGATCGACCGTATCGCGGAGAACTTCGGCGGCGACCATTCCCCATTCGCGGAACTCGCTCTTGTTCGACTTGAGCCATCCGGTCAAATCCATGACCGCCTGAGTCAAGACCGGCAAGATCGGTTTGCCGAACTCACGCGAGGCTAAAATCCACTCGTTGCGAAGCGCGGTGAACGCCGTATTCAAGCCGGGAGCCGCTTTTTCGGCATTCGCCATCGCGTCGGCGAGTTTCTTGAACGCCGCTTCGCCGTCGCGCTCGATTGCCGCCTTGATTGTACCGGCGTCAGCCGAACCGAACGCCTCGCGGAAGATGCCGCGCATTGCCGGTAAAGCGTGAATGATTTCCTTAATATCCTGACCGGCTCTCGCGGTCGAAGCCTGTAACTGCGTCAGGTTGACGATCACGCGCTCGATTGACTGCTCGCTCGCGCCGGAAGTGATGCGAATGTTGCCGAGACCCTCGATCAATTTCCGAGCGTTGTCAGCCTCGAATCCGAGAGCGCGAAGCTGCCGGTAGCCTTCTTCCGCGCCTTCAATCGAAAGACCCGGAGAGTTCGAGACGGTTTCGTGAAGTTTTTCAAGCTCGACGCTCGCCGCGTTGACGCCGCCAGCAAATACCGCGACCGAGTTGAGCGTCTGCTCGAAATCAGCCGCCATCTGCACCGCCGCCTTGGAAAATTCCCAAGTCGCCGAGACAGCCGCTTTGACTGCCGCAACGTATGCAGTCAGAAGAGCAATCATCGCGCCGACACCGGCTCCGGCTGCTAAACCGCCAGCCATTCCAGCCATCCCGCCGCCTGACCCGGAGAAAGCTCCGTCCATTGCCGCCGCGAGTGTGCCGCCGATGCGACCGCCGCCGCCGAAGCCGCCTAAAATGTTCGAGAAGTGTCCGTGATTCTTCCCGGTGAAGACGTTCGCCGCGCCTTGCGAAAAGCCGCTGCCGAAGCCGCCGCTCTTGACGTTGAGAATCCGTTCGAGTTCCTTGATCTGCTTGTCTGCCTGTTCCTTGATCTTTCTGTTCTGCTGGTTGATTTGATTGATAAATTCCGTATGAGCCTGTTGCCGGATGCGGCTCAACCGATTCATCGACTGAATCTTGATCTGCGCCAGTTTCCGTTCGGTCGCAATCTCTTCTTGCGTCAGCTTTTCCTTGGCTCTTCGCTCCGCTTCGAGATTCGCTTTGCGTTCCCTGATTCTCGCCAGTTCCGCCTGATTCGACCGAGAAGCGGCTTTCGCTCTCGCATCCTGAATGCGGTTTTCCTCGCGCTCAAGCTCGCGCATATAGGAAATCATCTGACGAAGAAACTTCGGGTCAACGCCGACCGCCTTTGAAAGCTGGTTGAATTTGTCAACGACTTCCATCAACTCGATGCCGATGGTCTGAAGGTCGCCGACCGATTTACGGGAAAGGTCTTTGACCGCTTTGTCAATCCCGCCAAAAGCGGTCTTGAGGTCGGACTGAACCTTTTCCGTGCCTTCAATCGCAATCGTAAATTGTAGGGTGTTTTCTTCCATAGTTGCTGTTGGTGAGTTCCTTGTCGGTGAGTGATGTGGGAGAGTGAGGGGAGATTCCTTGGGGTGAGGAAATTATTGCCTGTTGCCTTGGTTCTTCTGGATTTCCTCACGGTTCTCCGCATCGCGCCACTCATCGAACCGAGCGCGACCGGCGATCAAACCGTGACAGGCACTCCATTGAATCGGCGTCAGCCGATCTTCGTCGCTCAAGCGATAACCCATCTGCACCTTGGCTTCGTGGTTCATCGCGTAGGCAACAGAAGCGGTAATGTGTGGCGGCTCGGTTCCCGGCTTGGTACGAAAAAGAGGACATTGAGGACAGACCATTGATGCGTCTGCCTCGCCTGTCCTCTCATCTACCTCACCGTCTGATTCGCGGGAAAGAAGCGGGTAGCGACCCTCTCCCTTGCGACACGCGATCTCACCCGGACAGCGGAAGCCGCCGCTTTCTTCAACTGCGACGAGATAGTTGAAAACGTGGTCACTTACCGCCTGTCTCAGTCCTGTACTTTCGCCGAGTATTTGCTCATCGCCGCCGCGAGAACCTTGCGCTTGTAGTTCGCGTCAACGGCTTCGAGGAACGTGGCGCGTGACAGCGGGTTCGCCTTGACTTCCGCGAACGTCTTACCCTGCACGGTCGCGTTGTCGGAGATCATCGCGTCTGCCTTTTCCATCATCCGATCAAAGAAGCGAGCCGCTTGCTTAAGATCAACGACGATGCGCGATTTGTTCTTCGAGCCGGTCTTCGGCTGGCGAAGCTCGGTCAATGCCGCATATTCAGCCAGTTCCGATTCCGAGGGAGCCGGAATGTCGAACCGGATGACGAACATCGGGTCTTCCTCGCTGCCGACAATCAGATCGACCGGCAGCGTTTCCGTGCCGCCAAGCACGATGCCTTCGTCTTCGTCTTCAACGAATTTGGCGGTCACCCGGTAAATGCCGCGAATGAAAGCCGAAGCGTAGGGTGCGGGAATCTGAGCCAGCAATTCCTCGCTCACTTCGCGCCATTCGTTCGCCGCTTCCTTCGGCTCGCCTTTCAAGCGAAAGCCTTTCAGGTGCGTGGCGATCTGCCGGAAGAGCCAAGCGTTGCCGCGATCTTCCTCGACGTTGATCTTGTCTTCGGTGTTGTTGACCTCAACGATCTCGGTCGTGGATTTTTCCTCGCGGGTAATCAGTTCGGCGAGCGAAGGCTTACGCATTCTCGCGGAACCGATCTTCGGCTTGGTCGGGTCGGTCGAGACGTTGATGCTCGACTCGAAGTTGGCGAAGTCGAATTTGAACTTCGGGTTTTCTGCGGATGTCGTGTTAAATTCCGTGTTGTTGGTCGTTTGGTCGTTTTGAATGTGTTCCATAAAGTTTGAGTCCTATTTGGTTTTCCCCTTTTTGAAAGTCGTTTGAAATTTGGGTCATCTGGGTCATCGCATATAGCGGTGAACCAAATGACCCAAAATCGAATTGAATGTTGGTTGGTTTATTCGAGCGTCGCCGAAGTGTTGCGAATGCGGAATTTGTAAACTCCGTCTTCGCCGGGAGCGATCATCGGCTCGAAGTTCAAGGTCAGGATGCCTTTGCGGTCGCCGCCGAGAGCCGGGGTCGTGATGACCGAGCGCGGCATCGTGAACTCGACTTCGTGGAAGTAAGCAGTCGCGCCGATCTTGTTGCCGACCGATTTGTATGAGAAGTTGGTGATCTCGGTTCCGGCTAAATGCGCGGCGTAGCCTCTGCGGTCGGTCGAAACATACACGCCGAGCGACGCGCTCATCGTTCTTTCTCCGCGTTCCAGACGCCGGACATACGCGCCGGATTTGTTGTCGCCGGAAGCTCTCAGGCTGTCGCCGAGACGCCGGTCGTTCGTCTGAAGATTGTTCGAGCCTTGCAGATTGACCGATTCGACACGACCGAGCGAGGTCAGATCGAAGACGGTTCCGTCGTTAAACTGTACGAACGTCTGAGCCGCCTGACCGACATAGTTCTGAGCGGTCGCCGCCGGTACGACCAAAGCCGGGGTCTGCGCCGACATATACTCGAAATAGCCGGTTCCGGTCTTGCGAACCGAGAATGTCGGAGCCGAACCCGAAGACGCCTGAATCGTCCAGTTGTCGCCGACCATTCCGCCTAAGATCAAATCCAAGCCGCCAAGCTCGAACGCGATGGAAGAGCTTTCAAGCTGCGGGTCGAGGTTCGACGCCTTCATTTCGATAACGTGGTCGTAAACTCCCGTATCGACTTCGGTCGTCGTGACCATGCCGCTCATCAGGCGTTTGATGAGCATGGCGAACAGCGACGTATTCAGGCGGTCGCTGAAGGTGATTCCCGTATGCTCGATGTAATCCGGCGTGAAGCTCTGCGCGAACTCGTCGCCGGAGCCGATCAAACCGGCGTCGAGAATCTGCGAGATGTTCGGAATTTGAATGTCGAGAGCCGAAGTCTTCGCGCCGATAAACTCAGCCGCCGCTGTCTTGATGTCGTTGAGCGTAGTTTCGGGTTCAGCGGATACCCCGATGACGCTGTTCAGAATGAGTTTGTCTGCCATATTTTCTCCTTGGAGTCGTCTGTGTGAATGGTTGTGAGTATTACGTTATAACGTAAGAGGTAGGTAAAAATTTTTTGCGTGATCGGTCACCCCTGCTTGGTCAGGTTGACCGTCAGGAAGCATTGAGCAACGTGAACCTTGCTGTCGATCAAGTCGATGTTCTCGACCTGAAGCTCGCTGTGGTCGTCAATTTGCATTTCCGCGCTGCCGTCGATGTTCAGCTTCGGAGCGTTTTCGAGTTCCTCGGCGACCCGCTCCAGAAGCTCGTTCAGTTCGTCTTCCGAGTTGGTCGCGGCGTTGCCTTCCGAGTAAGAGCGGAAGTACCACAAGGCATACGTCCAATTATACTCAAAATGATTTGCTCCCTTTTTCTTCGACCGCCGCTTGACGCGGGTGACGTACCAGCCGTCAACCGTTTTGTCGTTCTGCACCGAACGAAGCACCGCCATCCAGTCACGCGCCGAAAGCGCGAGCTTCCAACGCTTGACGATGCGGGTCGATGCGCCGGAACCCGCTTGCAGAATCGCGCCGATGGCGTCTTTAACGTCTTTGTCTCGAATTGCCATAAATGTCTTTTAACCCTTCCTGATCGTTGACTTTGTTTTGAGTCGGCTGTTGACGCGCCGAGCGATGCGGCGAGTTGCCGCTTCAAACATTCGGACGATGTTCGGCTTGTAGCGGTTCTCTGCCTTTTCAAGCAGATGTTTCGGTTCGATGCCGTACTCGCCGATGCCTCTGGCGACCGACCAAATGATCGCGTCAACGTGTGTGCCTTCCTCGCCTTTGCCAATCCAGCCTTTCGCTTCGAGCCATTCGCGGATTGCCGCTGGCGGCGGCATCTTTCCGGGTCGCCGACCGAACTCGATGAACGCCATCACCTTGGCTCGGTCGCCGGTCGGATATAGCGAAACCTGCATCCGGTCGCCGCGCACTTCAATCGGCGAGGTTTGAAACGATTTCCAAGTCTCGCCGGAAGCGAGTGCATCCTCGACGGCGAACTGCCGACCGATTTCCCGGTACTGACCTTCTGCCGCCGAAGCGAGCGTCTTCGAGTACTCGTCTCGCGCAATGCGAGCAATCCACTCGAAGTTCTTCGGGATGACTGCGTTTAAGGTGATTTTCATTGCTCGTTAATCGTTAATCGCGCTCGAAATCGGAAGTCCGTTCGAGCCGGAAAAGCCAGTTCCGGTCTGTTCCAAACGGCGGCGTCTGTCGCCGGATGCGGTAGTCGAATCCCTGATAGCGCAGAAACTCGGTCGCCGCGAGCGTATCGGAGAACCCGGCAAAATCCTTCACCCGAAGGCGAAGAAATTCGACGTTGACGTAAATGTTATTGACCTCGGTCAAATCCCAATGATGACCGCTCGATTTCGTCAAAGACAGAAGCGTCACCCGGTTGCCGGTCTCCGGGTCGATCTGGATAAAGTCGATTGAGACGTTATCCGGTTGGGTCAGCCGCTCGATCAGCATTTCGGCTTGCGTCACGGCACTTAAATCCATTGCCATTTACCTTGTTCCCCCTTTACTTGCTGTACTCGTCTTCCTCGGAAGAGAGGTTGTAAATCCGCAGCGTGGCTGACGCAAAGGCAAACGGGTCGAGCAGCGACTCGCAGGGGATTTTGCCGAAGCCGAGCCGCTGGCGCATCTTGGCGGTGATCTGACAGCGGTTGCGTTCGGCGTCGTAATCCGTTCCCTTGATGCCACCTTTCGATTTTTCGGTTCCGTACTCGGTCGCCTTGTATTTTTCGATGTCGCGCTGGCAAGCCGTGACCTGTGCCGGGTTCAGCGCATTGCATCTCGTAATGAGATCGACAATCAAGTCGGACTTGTTCGGAACCTGACAAATCTCGCGGATATACTCGAAATCGTCGTCAGTGAAGTTGATTGATTGCGGCATAAGCGGTGTCTATCCTCGGTTAATCCTGTGATTTTGTTTTCGTGCTGCGTTTCGCCGGAGCCGCCGCAGCCAGCTTGCCGAACATCTCGTCGTACTTGGCGATCAACGCTTCGAGCGTATCGGCGAACGATTCAAGCTGCACGACCTGACGAAATTCCGGGTCGGTCGTCTTCACCGGCTTCGGCGCGGCGACTTCGACTCCGGTCTTTTCGCTGAGTTTCTTTCTCGCGTCTTCAAGCCGCTTCATTGCCACAAAGCGGCGAGCAGCAATCTTTTCAAAACTTGGCATAATTTGTCTCCCTTTTTGTAAAAGAAAAGAGACAGCCAGCCTTTTCAAACTGCTGCCTCTTTTCGTTAATTCACTTCATCCGGTTCGCGGATTAGCCGACTCTCTCGAATCCGCTCGGAACCGAATACGCGCCACCGACTTTCGTCACGACGACGTTGACGCGGTTCCAGCCGCCGAATCCGGCGTGACGCTCGTACTGCGACTCGAAGAACGGCGAGTCAACGCGGTCAGCCGAGCGGTAGAAGCCTTGCAGTTCGGCTTCCGGGTGCTGACGCATCGCCAGAGCGCGGTCGCCGCTGGTGATGACCGAGATCATATAATCGCTCGGCATCGCACCCCACTCGACAATCCAGTTCCGCGAAACCTTGCCGAGAACTTCACCGGGAACCGAAGCGTTGAGCGTTCCGGTCAGGCGATCTTTGCCGATGCCTTCGGTGATGTCCGGGTCAGAGGCTTCCTTGAACGCAGCGAGGTTTTCCACATCGTCGCGCAAGTTCGTCGGGATGAAGGTAATAACCTTGCCGTCGCCAGCGTTTTCCGGTCTCTTCGTCAGCAGTTGATGGATAGCCGAGAAGTTGTTGTTCGCGTCGTCCATCGACGGAATCGAGAGGAAGTGGTCAGCCGTTTCACCCTGCTCGGCTCCCATCCGAAGCAAGTAGCGGGTGTCGTCGCCGTTGGCAATCGGCTTGATCGTCAGATCGCCGTGTTCCTCGTCCATAAACGTATATTCGGTGTTGCCGAACAATGCGGAGAGGATTTCGTCGCGCAGCCAACGCTTGTCGGCGTCCAAGATCAGAGCGATGCGCTCGTTGACCTGTCCGATTGTCATTTTCGCCAGAGCGAGGCGAGTTTCGCCGAGAGCCGTTCCCGCTGATTTGATCGGGAAGGCAACGTCGTAGTAGCCAGCCTGACGAACCTTTCTCGCACGACCGTATTCATCGAGCGGCTGCAACTTGGCGGCGAAAGGCGATTTGTAACGCACTTTGTACTGCGTCGTCGGCTGCGTGAAAAGACGGAGCATATCTTCCGTCACCTTATTGTGGACTTCGATGGTGCGATCAATCGCTTCGGTCACCGGAACGATCAAATCGCCGGTCACGCGCTCGTTGACAACATCTTTAAGTCCGGTAAAACCGTAAAGTAAGTCTGCCATAATAGTTTTTAGTTATCCCCCTAAAGTCAAAGGTTTTTGTGTGAGTCTATTTACGTTAAAACGTAAGTATTAGGTAAAAAACTTCAAGCAATGATTAGCATTGAACCTGAAGCAATTTAGCGAGAGACGAGCCGCGAGGCTGTCCGTGAGCGGGGATAACCCGACCAACTCGCTTGGAAACGGTTCCGGCGGCGTCAGCGACTTTACCAGCCGTGTCCGACAGGAAAATCTGTGCGCCGAAAGACTGCGCCGAAAAGTCGAATCCAGACAGAACTCCGCGAGCGACGGCGGTGACCGCCTGACCAGCCTTCACCTTGCGAACGGTAATTCCGTACACATCGGCGGTTCCAGCCGCAGAAGCGTCAGCCTCGGCGAACTTGCCGTTGCTATCGACATAGACCGGGGTTCCGGCATTAAGATCAGCCGCCGCGATGAGGGTCATCTGTTCAAAGGATTCTTCGACATTCAGGCTTACGTTGGAATTGCCAGCTTTATTGCTGGCGGTTGAAGCTAAAAGAGCGATGTCTGCCATTTTTAATAAGTCTCCTGAAATTTTTTTTTTGTGTGGTTTAGAATGATGAGTAGATACTGTGTTTGCGAGCGTGAGCGATCAGGTCTTTCTCATCCTTGACTTTCTGCTCGTTGCCTAAAGGCGCGGGGTCTTCGACGTTGCCGACCTTTTTCTTTTCTTCCGGCTTCGACTCGCTCGGTTTCGTTTCACCGACAAGTTTCGCCGAAAGCTGCTTCGCCTTCGGAAGCCACGCTCGGAGCGTTGCGGCATCCTCGACCTTGGAGATGTCTCCCGGCGCGAGTGCCTTCACATCGTCTGCCAGCGAGTCAAATTCGGCTTTGAGAGCGGCTTGCGCTTCCTGTCGATAACCGGACAGTTCGGTGTTAAGCTGTTCGACTTGCTGTGCGAGAGCGTCAAGTTTCTGCTTGCTCTTGGCTTTTTCCTTCTTCAGCCGTTCCTTGACGATCTTGTTGAGGTCGGTCTGGGTGAATTTCTTTTCACCGTCGTCGCCGAGGATTTCATCCTCTTCCTCATCGTCGTCGTCTTCTCCGTCAGCGGCGTCTGCCGCCGGTTCGTCGGAAAGCTGAGTCTTCGTTTCGTCTGCCTTCGATTCATCGGTCGAAGTATCCGAGGTCTGACCAGCATTGGCGGCGTCGGTCGTATCGACTACGATCTCGTCAGCCGCAGTTCCCTTGCCATCGGTCTTTTGGTCTTTGTTCTTGTCCATAAAAATTCGGTTTGTAAGTTCCTTCCTTGAATTGGTTTTTGAAGTGTTACGTTAGAATGTAATTTATCACGAAGCGAGAAGTTCCGATTTTCTACCTCTCTCGAAAGAAATTTGGGTCACTTGGTTCACCCGTTATAGTGATGAACCAAATGACCCAAAATCAAAAGGCGGGATTTTTACGGCGGGATAAAATGCGGGAAGTGTTTGGCAGGTTGATCGAGAAGCTCGGTTCGAGGCAGGTTTTCTTTTAGTGAACCGAGTTGCTGCGGAGAATCCCGGTAAAGTCGATCACGTTCTTCGACTGCCGCTCATCGCTTTTTTCGGCGACGGCGAGCATCGCCTCGGCGTAGGCAATGACAATGTTGAGTGAAGCGATTCGCTGATCGAAGTAGGCTTTCGTATTCATCAAGCCGAGGCTGCCGACGAAGTTCGCCACCCGCTGCCACTGCGCTCGCCGCTTGTTCATCAGTTCGATCAGGAACGTCAACCGCTCTTTCGGCGAAGAAAGAGAAAGCATTTTGCGCCTGACGCGAAACTCGCTGACCTTGTGCGCGAGAAGCGCGATCTGCCGGATAAAGGCAAGTGTACCGAGAAACAATAAGTAAAATTTCAAAACAGTCAGTAAAATCATCAATTTCCTTTCCCCTCTCTTAAAAGTTTCTGCCGCTTTTTCTTCGAGAGCGGCTTGTCAACGCGACGGATGGAACCGTCTGCCATCTTCAGGTAGCGAGTGCCGCTCATCGCAAAGGCGAAGACGTTCCCCGCTGGAACCGTCTTGTAGCTCCGGTGAACCCGCACGGCTCGTTCCGGTTCGGTCATTTTCAAGGTTTCGTTCGTTGTCTCTTGCATAAATCATTTCCCCCTGACAAAGACTATGTTACGTTAGAGCGTAATAAGAAGTCAAAAAATTTTCGGTCTCTTGTGTACCGAATTTTACGCTCTAACGTAACAGGTTGTTAAAAAAACACACCCGGCATATACCGCTTCTCCGGCTTGATCGTCCGGGGATTGACGGCGACAAGCTCCGCGTCTTCGAGAAAAAGCGTCGGCGGCGGCGGAACGTCGTTTTCCAAGTGCCATACGAAGGTTTTAGCGCGTCGAATCATCTCACGGATAAATCCTTCATCCGGCAGAATCGGAATGACGACGATCTCGGTGTTGATGAGTTCTCCGTCCGGGTTTTCCTCGGCGTAGAACGAGACGTAATCGACGCGCTCGACCTGCGGGAAGTGTTCGCGCATCACCGCGATCTGCCACTGCATCTGCGGGTAGCGGTACGCGACGACTTCGCGTTCCTTCGTTTCCCGGTTCTTGCGCGTCTGCTTTTCGTGGTTGGCGAGGTTCTTCGGCGACTTGATTTCGAGAATCACCCGGCGGTCTTCGGTAATGCCGTCGAGACTCGTTCGCATCCAAGGATAATCCGGGTGAATCGCGCAAAGCTGTTCGACCTTGACCCCGTACTTGTTCTCGTAATGCCGACGCGCCAGCGGTTCCAGACGACTCCCCCGGTTCATAATTTCCATCTGCGCGTCGGAAAATTCCTTTTTCTCGATGCCTTTCTTTTGATTGTAAACGTCAATCGGCAGCGTGAAAGGCGACATATACATCAGGGGAGCGACCTCGCTCCCCCCAAGCGTGAAGATGTTTTGTTCGTTGCCGCCTTCGCGCCAGCGGAGCCATTCAGCCGACCCCTGCGGCAATTCTTCTTCAGTCCAAATCAGTTTTCGTTCGTTCATATCATTCGATCTTCGTCGTTGCTAATCCCCCTCGGCTCAAAGTGTTCCACTTGGCGGCTAAAATCCACCTTCCATCCATAAAGACGGCAGAATCAGCTAATCCAGCCGCGACTCGCACCGAGACCGCATCAGGAACCGATTCTGCCGCAACATTCACCATGCACAGCGTATTACCCGTTCGTACCTTCTCCGCTTTCTTTCTGATCGTTCGATTCGTTACCTTCACCATCTTTTTTCTGCTTTTCTTTCAACTTCGCCTCGCGCTGGAATCGCCGTTCTTCCCGCGCTTCGCGCTCGTTTTGTTCTTGCCTGAGTTTTTCCACGATTGCCGGAATTTCCTCTTCCCGGTATCCGAGCTTCCGAAGTTTTTCCTCAACCGGAAGAACGTCGGAAATCGAGGCGAGAGCGTTCGCACGAACCTGAAATTCCTCGGCAATTTCCCGCGAACTCGGCTCGATCAATGAGCGGCGTTGAATCGAAAAGTCGAGTTCGCCTTTATTATAGCTCGTCAGATCGAAAGGCAGAAATTTTTGCTGCTGTCTTGTCAACCTATTTTTCGCTCCCCAATCGCCTTTCTGCACTCGCCAGCCGCCGATTGCCATTGCCATCTGCGCGAGCTTGACGTTCGCCAGATCGTAATTGGCTGCGGGTCGGCTCATCTTACGCTCAACGTCTCCCATCAGTCGAGCGGCTCCCGGCGCGGTGACGATGTTCTGATCGCGTAATTTTTCGTACATCGTAATTTCCGGGTAATCCTTTTCGATCTCGGCGAGGATTTCCTGAACAATCGGGATAATCGTCTGCGGGTCGAGATTGCCGACGAGCGTGTCGGTCGTGCCGCCTTCGTGACCCTTCAAAAGCAGTTGATCTTGCCGAGCGTCGAAATCCGACGAATCGACCGATTGATCGGAAAAAAGTGGCGTGATCGTTGACTTCGACCACAGGATGCGCGGCGAGTTGATCTGCTTGTGAATGTGGTCTGCCGTGTGCGAGACAATCGAATTGACTTCATCAATCTTCGCCAGCGACGACCGGATTGCCGAAATGCCTTTCGGAGTGCCGATGTCGAGATGCTTGACCCAGACCGCCGGAGCAAAGCCGTAAGGGTTCTCGATCACTGCGCCTTGACCGTAATCGAACGGCTGACCGTTTTTGTAGTAGGCGATGAAGTCTTCCTGAACTTCCTTGGCGTAGGTGAAAAACCGACCGTTATCAATACGCGGGTCGCTCGTCATGTATTCGAGAACGTATGCCTTGACGTTGCCGTAGGCGTCGAGCCGGACGAATTTCACCTGAGACGGAAAGCGCACCTGAAAGCGCACCTTACCGCGCTCGAAGTCGTCAACGACCTCGATGAGCGCGACTCCGGTCATCGCCGCGTAGCTGACCATCAGCGATTGACCCGTTTGCCAGTTCGACCATTGCCACGCCTGTGCGACCGCCGAGCGGATTTCCTGCGGAGTGTCGAAATCGAACGGAATCGCGCTTTGTTTGCCGTCTGCCGTGCGCTCTTTTTCCGAGAGCAGTCCGGGGTAGATATGATCGGCGTAAAAGTCGATGACCCGCGTCACCGGGTTGAAGATCGGTCGAGTGTGGCGGTAGAGATTGTAGTTGTGCCGGTAACGCGACCATTTCGCCACTTCATCGAACGCCGTGTTCGAGTAGTAGGCGAACATCTGATTGTAGTGAGCATGGTCGGCTTCGAGCGAATCCGGCGCGTGATTTGCCGGATTCGCATAGACATCACGACGGTCGCCAGCCGAGACGACCGTCAACGGTGAATTGAGCGAGGAAAGGGAAATTAGTCGTTTCATAGTTGTGTGTGTGATTAACCTCTGAGTGCTTTTCCAAGCAGCGAGTCTGCTGATTGAGTTTCGACAACTTCGTTAAAGAAGGTCAGAGCGAGCGATTCGGCTCGGTCAGGTGAGCGGCTCAAGAGTTCCTTCATCTCATCCTTCTTCATGATTTTGATTTTGCCGTTTTGAATCGAGTACGTCGGCGTCGTGAGTTCTTCGATCAGCCGCTCGTCCGGCGGGAGCATCGCGCCGGAATCGGTGCGGAGCCATTCGCGCACCATCCACCACAACTGATCGCGGATATGCGTGAACTCGCCTTCTTCGACCTCGAACTCCGGTCGTGAGTTCATCTTGACCGAATAGACGTTGATCTCACGACCCCAATCCTTTTCGAGAATCGGAGCGACACCCGCGCCGACGCCGGTTCCGTCAATCGCCATGTATTCGGCTTTCAGGTTGAAGTAGTAATCAGCCGCGTATTCGCTCGTTTTTACAACGTCAACGTCACCCCAAGTGAAGCTGTCGGCGACGTAGCCGCCGTAGCGAGCCGTCAATACGTTCGTATCGACACCCATTTCGGCAACGTCGAGACCGAGAACCGGCTTGATGCCTTTCGGCGGTCTTCTGCCGTGCGTCGAAACGTAGGCATCGTACCGAGCGCGAGCCTTGTTAATCCAAGCGCGGGAGATAAGCTGACCTTCCGAGCTTGCCGCGTATTCACCCAAGACCATGTAGGAAAACGACGGTTCGGTGATTCGCCGCCAGCCAGCCGGAATTGGCGGGTAAAACTCTCCCTTGACCTGAGTTTCAGCCGTCGTGCCGACGAGAAAGTCGGGAACCATGTAGCACTCGGCGCGGATACCGGCTTTCGGCTCGCCATCGGCGTCGAGGTCTTCCGGCAGCACCGGCTCGCTCCATTCGTTGATACGCTGGATGGTCTTGTCGCGGGTCACCGCGCCGGGAATGCGGTCTTCGCCGGTTACGACGTTCGGGTGTCGAAAAGCGGAAAGCTGAACGACGTTAATGACGCGCTTTTTCTCTTTTTGGTAGAGAATCCCCGATTCGTGGCGCGGGTTGAACATGGCGAGGAATCGAGCGTGACCGCCGGACATACACGATTCGGCTCCCTTGTAGCATTCGTTCGGAATGGCGTCAGCCTCGTCAAAAATGAACATCAAATAGGGAGCGTGTTTTCCCGAAAAGCGACCTTCGCGCTGCGCTTCCGTACCCTGCGTCGGAATCGTCACGCCGGTCAGGAACGACTTCGGGTTGTCGCGCCGGACGATGTGCAGATCGTTGACCTTGAGATCGGCGAAAACGTGCGGGTGCTTTTCCACGATCAAACCGATTTCAGCCCAGAGAATCTTCCGCAGGTTGTCTTCCGGCGGTGCGGCTGCGGTATAGACTTGGGATTCGGGAAAACAACGGAAAAACCACAACGCAATGCGAGCCGCCGCGTGCGATTTGCCGGTCGCGTTCGCCGACTTTGCGAGCGTGTCGCGGTTGTCTCGTACCGACCACATCAGCTTTTTAACGTCGTCGGTGTACGTCTCGCCTAAGACTTCCTCACCGAAGCGAACCGGGTCGTCTTGGTAGGATTCCCAATCGTAGGCGGTGTTCTTTTGCCGCAGACCTTCGGCGATCTGCATTTTCATCAAGTCGAAAAGCGGCGTCACGCCAGCTTTGACAAACTGCATCAATCGTCACCCCCTTGAATTTGCCTCGATCTGTCGCTGCACGGAAGAGCCTTGCGCGATGCGGAAGAACTCGTCCGAGATGCGAGCGAGAACGCGAGTGTCCTTGACTTCCTGACGCACGGCATCGAGCAGAGCGGAGATCAGCAGATTGACGTTCTTGACGGTCACCGTCTGTCCGGTCATTTGCAGTCGCTTGGCTTCGGCGAGAACGAGCTTCCGGCGTTGTTCCTGAAGGCTGCGGATTTCTTCCCAGACGTAGCTTTCCGAGCGACCGCGCCGGATGGCGTCATCGAGTCGGCGAAGGTTTTCGCGCATCGCCTTTTTGTCGCCGTCTTGCGAGGCGTAATTAAACGCCTTGTATGCGTCTTCGATTTCGAGGAAGATGTCGCCGCCACCGCCTTCGTCGGTCTGCCGCAGCAGATCGTCAATGCGAGCGTCAACGAGCGCGATTTCCGCTTCCAAACTGTGCATTTCGGGGTCGGCGAGAGCTTCTTCGTACCGCTCCAGCAGCCGGGTCGGAAGGTTCCGAGAATGCCTTCCGGTCTTAAAATGCGGCGAAGCGACTCCCGAAGGCGTCATCCCGCCGTGCTTCTTACAGCGACCGTTGCTCATCAAAAACGTCGAAGTGCAGATCGACTGACCGTTGGCGCGGTGCGCCGAACAAATCTGCCTTCCGTTTTCGTCCGAGTAAATAACGGGAACCTTGCTGAGTTTATTCGGGTTTCGCACCCCGTAGAACGTCTTCCCGTTCTGCTGTAAAATGATTTGATCGTCCGTCTTGGTGATTTGGTCGTTTTTCATCGGATTAGTCCTAATTGAAAAATTGGTTCATCCGGGTCACCGCTATAAGCGATGACCCAAATGAACCAAAATTCGCGTGGTGTTGAATTTAACTGCGGAGCGGATTCGGTTTCCGCGCTGTCGGCTTGTAGAGGCTCAAATGCTCGTCAAGCGTACAGCAGAAGCCGTACTCTTCAGTTTTTTCGAGCAGTTTGTGGCATTTCCGGCAGCAGGGAACCGTCTCCAACTCCGGTCTTTGTTTTTTGAGGATTTGACAGGAGTTTTGTTTGTTCATCGTTATTTGGTGTAGAATCCGTTGTCCTGAAGCAGCCGACGCGCCTCATCGAGCCTCGCCTGAGACTCGCAAACGACCGTCAATTCGTATTCGCTGCGGTCGGAGCGGGGAAGTTTGTCCATGTTCTGAATCGCGTCGATCTCCGAGCCTTCGAGCGGCGGTGCAACGCCTTTCATCGCCTCGATCTCGTCGTTGCGCCACAACCAGCCGAGATCGGCTCCGGCGACCATATCCGCTTCGATCATATTAACGTCCGGCGTGTAGCCGATCTGATTGATGCGGTTGTCGGCGTGAGCGAGTTCTCTGGCTGCTTTGTCGCGCTCTAAATCGAGATCGGTGCGCTGGACGACGACGAGTTTCGACCCGTCAGTCGGAACGACGATGACATCTTCCATTCCCATCCCGACATACACTTCGGTCGTCGTGTTTCCGGCGATGATTCGTCCGTGTTTGTCGGCGAGAACCGAACGACCCGCACCATACCGGGTAATTGATTCTTCCAAAGCGGCAGTTCCGCGCACCGAACCGCGATTGGCGTTGCGCCGGTCGAGGTCGAGGTCGGTGACTTTCGTAATCTTTTTCATAATAATTACACTATACAGTAACCTATGAGGTTCCGAGGTTCCCGTTACCGTCTCGACTGCTTTTCGAGGATGATCTGCAAGGTCTTCTCGATGCGCTGTTTGGTTTCCGTGTCGCCGCGCCGAAATTCCTCGAACAGTTCCTTGGTCATCATTTCGCGTTTAAGCTCGCTGAAACGCCGTTCGGTGTCGATTTCCGACTGCTGGAACTTGCCTTCGAGCGTTTTGACGCGCTCGGTCGTCTGCCGCATTTCCTGTGCCTGAATCGTCTGTGACTCCCGCTGCGCCAAGGCATAAATCGACACGGCGCAGATAATGGTCAAGACCCATTGAATGATCGGGAGATATTTCAAAAGACCGGCGAGGAAGCCGGTTTCGGTCGGTTGTGAAGTAATTGTCGGGTCGTTGGTCATTGGTCGTTCTTTCCAATCCTCTTAGAAGACGAGCAAGCTGACTGCAACAGCCGCCACTACGCCGAGGATTTTACTCCTTTTATTGGATTTTTTGAGTTTCTTTTCGAGGTCTGCGATGCGTTCTTCCGCTTTCTGGAATTTCTGTTCGGTAAGCTCTGCCTTCGCTTCGGTCGCTCGACGCGCCTCGCGCTCGGCTTCCATTGCCGCTCGGTAGGCGTCGGCTTCTTTTTTGCGCCATTCGGCGACCCGCTCGGTTGACGCGAGTGCCGCTTCGGTGTCTGCCTGAACGGATTTAAGCTCGGCAATTTCCCGGTTCTTGCCTTCGATCACATCGAGAGCGCGGCTTAACGTCTTACGAAGCTCAACGTCTTCGGATTTTGTCGAGGTCGCACCGGACTCCGAGCCGGTTCGCTCTTGAGCAAAGCTCGTCTGCGCTTGGAACAGCATCGTCAGCAATAACGCGAGAAGCGTCATCAGCAGTTTTGTTTTCGATTTTCCTGACATTTTGTTTCTTCCTTTCGATTTGTCGTTTGATCGCACCCGTTTCGGCTGATTCGATTTCAGCCGCTTCACGGTAGGCTTCCGCTTTCGCTTCGCTTCGGATGCCGTCATCTTTCTTTTGGTCGATCTCGCGGTCAAGCTGTTCGATTTCTCTATCGAGCCGCTCGATCTTCCGCTCGTATCGCCGCTTACTGAAAGAGTCGGTCGCCTGTGGCAGATAAATCCACAAGGCGACCAAGAGGCATCCGGCGGCGAAAATCCACATTGTCGGGTTGGCGTAGAACGCCAGTTGAATTTTCGTCCAGAGATTTTTCATAAATTTCCTCATGCTTCGGGAATCGGGTCGTCGGTCACCGACATCGTGACGACATCGGACTGAATCCAACTGTCGTCAATTTTGAACTCGGCGAAAATCCGCAGATTTCCGACAAAATTAATGTCGGAAGGCGCGATCAGCACCTTGATCGACGGCGGGTTCGTATTGACAAGATCGACTTCGCCGCTTTCGGCGAGTTTTTCGACCGTCGTGCCGTTCGGCTTGAGAAGCGTCACCTTGAGCTTTTCGCTTGCCGAGCCGCCGGTCTTCTGCCACCAATAGCCGAGGTCAACGTCGCCTGAGACCGAGACAATGACAAAGGCGTGAGTTTTGTTCTGCATCAAATCCGCACCCGGCGGTAAAGTCGTGTAAGTTGGCATAGTTATCCCCCAAATTTGAAGTCTTCAAGCGGCAGTCGCTTCCATTGCGAGCCGGAAACGCAGATGTATAGATACGAGTCATCGAACGAGACGGAACCGAGTTCGCATCCTGCGGCGACCGTCATCGGCGAGAGAACGAGCAAGCCGTTGATCTTGAGCCAAGCGTGACTGCCGGTTTCGTTTCCGAAAAATCCGTCGATGAGCGGCGGTCGAGCCGAGTTGTTGGCGATTTGCAGCCGGTCGTCGCCTTGGAAAAATCGTCCGGCGTCCTTGCCGATGAAGACGTTGCGGCTGCCGTTCGCGCTGCGTCCGGCGAAATGTCCGATAAAAGTGTTCTGCGAGCCGCACTGCGACTGATAGCCGCTCTCCATGCCGACCATGACGTTGAAGTTCGCTTCGCAAGCTCCGCGAGCCGACTGCTGCGTTCCGGCGCGGAAGCCGACATAGACGTTATCGGCGGCGTGAACATTCCAGCCGCCAGCGAGAAAGCCGACCATCGTGTTGCGGTAGCCGGTTGAAGTCAAGCCGCCAGCCGACTGACCGAAAAGCGCGTTGCTGAATCCGGTCGTGAGGCTTCCCCCGGCGTTGTAACCGAAAAGCGAATTGCTGACTCCGGTCAGCTTGGCGACGCTGCTCGTCTGATTGCCGAAAATCGTGTTCAGACCGCCGGAAAGTTCGCGTTTGGCGAGTCCGATGTGGATGGTTCCGAAGTCAACTAAAGCCGGGTCTGGGTCGTACTGCCGCCAAGACCAGCGCGAGACGATTCGGCTACTTGAGTCGATCAGTGCGAACGAATCGCTCATTGCCAGCGAGTCCGAGTTCTGCTTTTGTGAAAAGGCGGTCGCCACGAACGCGGTCGCCGCCAAGAGTGTGATTAAAAATAACTTCTTCATAATGAATGTTGATTGTTCCTTGAGCGATGGTTAAATGACCCAAAATCAGGCGTCGAGTTCCATGTAGAGGATATAGCACCGTGCGCCGGACGCGCCGACTGACGCCTCAACGACGAGCGAGTCTCCGGCGTTCATCAATTCCGGCGCAGCCGCCGTATTGCTTCCGAGGTTGCCGACCGCCACGCCGCTTCCCCACGCTCCGATTGAGGCTTTTGTCGCACCGTTCGGAATGAAGTAGGGAATCAGGCTGATGGTCGAACCCGAATCGTTGATGACGTTGATGTGCGGAGTCGTGACGTTGACGAACACGCCGAGCGTAAGCGAACTGAGAAAGGCTCGCTTGCCGGACGGAACCGTATAAACCGTGTTATCTCCGTTGACAAGCTCGACCACCGCTCGCTTAATGCGCGAAGTGTTATCCATTAAAATGCCGTGAGCATAGTAATTCATGCTTCCGGTCGATGAGTAAAAGGCAAGCGTCTCTCCGGCTTCAACGATGAACGGGTTGATGTCGGCTCGATGCGAGTTGCCGTTGACCGTGTTCTGCTGGTTGAACCGGCGGTATGTGCCGCCTGAGTCCTTGATGTGAAGCGATGCCGCGCCAGCCGTGCCAGTAAGATTTCTCACCTGATAGCCGCGCACGAAGAGGCGTTTGCCAGCCGGAACGAGGTAGGCGTCGGTGTGACCCGCCGGGATGTTCGTGGCGAACTGATAAACGCGCTGACCGATGTCGGGGAAGACCGGAAAGCCGAATACACTCGACGCCGTTGGCGCGACTCCGCCGACCAACGTGCCGTCAAGTTCGAGTGCGCCACTTTCGTTGATGCGAAGCGTCGATTGCGTCAGCACTCCGGTCGAGTCGTAAATCGGAAAATAATCGGCGAGACCGCTTTCGACCGGCGCGACGACTCCGTTCGGCAGCGAGGCGTTGACTTCAAACGAACGTACCGGAGTCTTCAAAACCGCGCTGCCGGTCGTCTTCGAGACCTGATAGTAGTAGGTTCCCTTGCGGTCGAGGTTGAGCGGTTCGATCAGACAGGCGATCTCGGCTTTTGAGTTGTCGGGAAATTCGTAGTCGTTGACGAGAATCTGACTGCCGTCCGGCTTGACGATGCGGATTTCCCAAGTGTCTCCGGTTTCGTTGACGGCGGTCACGCCGCCAGCGAGTGGATAATCGAACGGGAGAATGAGCCGGAAACCCGACGAAAATTGCTGTAAATTGGTAGTTGTTTGATAGATCATTGAGGCAGTAAACCTTCCTTGTGGAGAAAATTGGTAAGAAAATTTCTAGCAGTTGAAAAAATTCTAACAAACCTATGTGTGTTCCAATAAAAAAGGGAGACCCATCGAGGTCTCCCTTTTGTTATTCACTTAACTTTCAACCACTTACGACCAAAAAGATGCCGAAGTTTCCGACAATGTACCCGGTGTCGGCGTTTTCGGTAAACTGAACAACCGCGTCAATCGTCCAGCAATTCGCGTCGTAGAGCGTCGGAATGCGGTCGAAGACGATCTGCGAGCCGATTCCGTCGAGCGCGAGAGCGAAAAGAACCGGCTCTTCGACCGGCGGCGGCTCCGGCGACGCGACCTGACCGGAACTGACCGCGAGGAAAAGCCGGTCTCCGATTCGCACCAAGGCTCCGTCCGGCAAGTCGTCGGGAAGCGGCGAATTAATGACGATGTGCGGAATGTTAAAGCTGATTTTTTCCATTGTTTTGCTCCAAGACGGCGCAGCCGCAGGTGATCGGCTGGCGTTTGCGTCCGATAAGACCGCGAAGAGTATCGACAATCCGCAGGTACGGGTGAGAAATGCCGGTGCGGTCGTAGATCGGGTGCGAGTGAACTCTTGAAGTTTCCTCGTAAAGAGCGCGGTCGTTGAAAAACGCGCCGATGTGTTCGCATTCGTTGGCGACCGACTCGACCAAATAGGCTCCGCGCTCGGCGTTCAGGGGAAGGAACGTCATCGGGTCGGTGAGAATCCGGTCTCCGAGTCCGAGAACGAGTCCGGCGACCGTCATATAGCCGCCTTTGTCGTACTCGGTTCCAATCCAAGGATTGCCGGGGTCGAGCCGGAGCTTGATCGCCGGGTTGCCTTCCGAGTCGCGGTCGATGTCCGAGAGCAGAACGAACTGGAAGTCGCGGTGCGACCGATAGGCGGTGTAGCCGAGCTTTGCGGTCGATTCGAGAAAGATGTCGATTCCCGCGTCGATGCGGGGGAAGATGAAGTTCTTTTCCTCGGCGGTAAGCGGTCGCTGCGCTCCGACCCAAGCTCCCTTCGGCGTGTCGTACCCGAAAAGCTCAGACAGATCGGGGTCTCCGTAAAAGGGAAGTCGGCGGCGAGCTTTCTTTTCAGCTCTCTTCATTTTGAAGTGGCGAGCGGCGAGGAAAAGAGCGATGACAAAGGCGATTGAAGCGATAATCCAAAACATGGCGGTAACGTCTCCCTTGACAGTTGAATTGGTTGATGGAAAAATTTTGGGTCACTTGGTTCATCGCTATAAGCGGTGACCCAGATGACCCAAAAATGAAATGCGGAGCGCATCAGCCGACGATCTTCGTCTTGACGCGGGAGAGAACCCGCTTGATCGGCTCGCGCATCAGGTAGATGAACAGGACGAGACCGACGACGAGAACCGCTGCGCCGAGCCACGCATAGACGTTTCCGGCTTCGAGCGCGGCGTAGAGAACGCCGAGCCAAGTGAGAATGCGGCTCCAGAGCGGTTTGCCGACCGTCTTGGCGACTTCCTCGGCGTTTTCCGGTGTGACTCGCTTGTCGATGTACGACCCGAAAAAATCGTCGTCGTTCTTTTTCGGCTCCGACGCGGCGACGACCGGCGGCAGATCGCTCGCGGGAGCGGGAACCCTGATCGAATCCGGTTCTTTCGGGTTGACCGAGACCATTTCCTCGGCTGACTCGATCAGCGCGGTCTCGAATTTCCGTGCGTTCTCGGCGATTTCCTCGGCGACTGCGGGAACGACGCCGTTGATGACGCGCCGAGCGTTGTAGTAGTCGTTCCTCGACTCGGAAACGTAGTCGGTAATTTTGCGTCCGGTAAATCTTCCGGTGAGCATCCCGTCGATTGCCGATTCATAACTGACCCAAGGAACGAGCCGCAAGTCCGGCTCCGCGACGAACGTGTTCTCGTCAATCGAAACGGAATCCGCGCCTTTCGACAGCCGATTGAACGCCTCAATGACCTTCAGATCATTGAGCGAGTCGCCTTGAACGTCGCTCCGGCGAATCTTCCTTCCCTTGAGGCGTTTGCCGAGCTTGATCGCGTTGGCGCGACCCGTATCCTGAACGTACCCGGCTCCGGCGAATCTTGCTCCGTCTCCATCGGCGTCGAGCGTATTGCCGAGAATCCGCGCCTTGCGACCCGTATCGTACATTCGGTTGAGGTAGCCGTCGCCACCCATCTCGCGGATTGGCGCGAAGTTCGAGACGAAGACGCGCTTTCCGTTGATCGTCATTTTCGTCTTCGCTTCAAGCTGAACGGTAGCGAGAAAATAGGCGATGATGCGAACGGCGACCCGCTTGCTGAACTTGGCAAAGCGCGAATCGCGTTCGATGAAGTCGAGCAGCCGGTTGAGATTGTCAACCTGAGATTGAAGCAGTCCGGCTCCCCGGCTTCGCTCGATGATCGGAGTGGCGAGTTTGAAGAATTTTTTTCGGTTGAATTTCATCATGGCAGTTGAAAAATTGGCGGTGGTTGAAAATCGGATAAAAAAAGGGGTCAAGCCGCCTTTTGGGAATCACCCTTTCTTTGGTTTGAGGGGGTTGAATTGCTCGATTCGCCAGCAAGGTAACTTGACCCGGTTGAAGGTGGGTTAAGGAGTAGATGTGCTATGGGTGAGGGGAAGTGATCTCCAATTCGAGACCACATTTGCTTGGTGTGGAGTTTTCAATCGGGGAATCTCTTGAATCATTCCCGCGAGGACAATTCCATTATGCCAAAGAGGGAGAAGTTCCGATTTTATTACCCATAAAGAGAAGTTATGGTAGCTCTTATGAGTATAAATTATGGTAATCTCTTATTGATCTCTTATTAAATAATATACTCTCCCCAAGTATCACCCTTATTTGTTACTTATTATGTTAAACCCCGATGTGAAGTTCCGATATTCGACTTGGCGGCTCGATAAACGCTGAATTTCGAGGCGATTTTTGGTAAAATTCGGGTTGTCGGTGAGTGGCGATCTTTGATTTATGACCCGTTGGTATGTCCGTTAGTAAATCCGTTAGTAAATCCGTTAGTAAATCCGTTAGTAAATCCGTTAGTAAATCCGTTAGTAAATCCGTTAGTATATACGGTTTTTTCCTCGCGGCTGGAATTTTATCGAAAACCAAAAATCATACGCGCAAGCTCGCACATCGGTCGGTGTACCCCCGGCAAAATTTAAGGTCATCCCCGGCTTGGATAACTATAATTTTTATTGATGGATGATAAATTTTTGCTTATACCTCGATGTTAAACAATCGGCTCAAAATGTTTAACAACTTGGTTTAACGCGGCTGGTCAATCCGGGGAAGCAATGCCGATCAGCCGCCGATTGACCTTGATGGAATGCCTTCACATTTGAGCAGAAACGGCTCTCTCGGCTGTTTGACCGTCAAAGCCTTACTTTGGTATGCCTTGAAAGATAAAACGCGCTTAAAACGCCTTTATTCGCTTAGCCGATCAAAGCCGGGGAAGCATCCGGGGAAAAATTTTTATCAAATAACCGAGTTTGGTACGCGGATTGTCCGAATAAGAAAACGATAAACCAAACGATAAGAAACAATAAGAAAACGATAAACCAAACGATAAACCAAAAAACTTCACTCATCCGGGGAAGCAAGTTGCTATTGTCTTGCTTCCCTTCAAAGGTCAATCGGATTAAACCAATTTGACCAAAAGCAAGAAAGTCTGATAGATGAGAAACAAGATAAACCAAGAAACCAAGATTGCCGTTACTCTTCCGCTGTCAATTTTTCTAAACATAATGATTATTTTTCCTCTCTTTCAAAATGATTTTGATATGAATGCCGAGTAAATTTTTTTTTATCCCGCGAATCTGATATTGTGCAGCCGACGCCATACTACCCAAGTTACCGCTTGAAGTTGCTTCGGAAGCAAGCCGATCTTTTCAGCCGCCGTCTTGTATGCATCCTGTAAAATCCGGTTTTCAGCCGCCGATATATTCGGACAAGTCTTGGCGGTATGACGAAAGTTGACCGCTATTGAATAGGCGTGAAAATCAATCGTTACAAGCTCGCTATTCGGATAGTAGATGTTATGAAAGAAAGCCGTTACTTTTTGACCTTTGAGAGAATCGAAGTTGCCGGTTAGAATCTCGAATGCCTTGGCAATATTAGGCGAGTAAGTTGCAATGCCGAGCGCGTGAAATGCCGTCTTTTTTCCGGCTTTGTATTCGTTATATAGCTTTTCAAGTTTGCCGCTCTCAAAAGCGCGTAAAACCGTCATAAGGTCAATCAAGTTGCGGTTCCAATTGTTGTTTGGCGAGAGAACCGCGCAAACCGCGATTGCCGCTTTGCTGTCAACTCCGAACAATTCGCCGATCTTGGTGCATTCGATAAATGCACTGTCGTACCATTGGATTGACTCGGTTTTTTCTATTTCAGCCGCTTGGTTATAAACCGCCAAGATGTTTTCAACTAAAGTATCGAAATTCGGTAAATTCATTTTTTCTTTCCTCTCTTTCAAAATGTATTTGATATGATCTAACTTCAAAATTTTTTAGCTGTCGGCGGCTTGGTGATTTTGTCTTTTGGCTTTCCCTAGCACGTTCAAACCGCCTTAACTGATATAAGAGTATCAAATACTATTTAATATGTCAACTAAAAAGTTACGTCAAACCGAAAATCTTTTAGTATGCAATCCTAATCTCTTCAAACCGCGCAAAATCCCAAATTGCAATTTGGTTTGTTTGTTTGCCGATCTCGATTGCCGTCTCTCTTTTTTCTACGATGTCAACCGCGTCAAAATATCTTTTTCCCGTCTTGGCATCCTTCCAAAATCCAATGAAAAGGTTGTTTTTCTTGACATATTCGAGCAAGCCGCCGAGGTCTTCCCCAAAATCTTTTACCGAGACAGCGAAGCCGCTTTTGATGTCCAGAATGTTTCCGTTACTATCAGCCGTAAAACCTTCGAATTTTTCAGCCGCCGCCTGTATCTTTTCGGCGGCTGATTTTGGCGGCTCTTCAGCCGCCGCTTTCTCGATCTTTTCGGCAAAAACTTTTTCGATTTTGCTGTAATCCTTCCAATGTCGCTTGTAAAATTCGTCTTGCAAAAGCGCGTGATATTTTTTGACGCATTCGAGACAATTAATCCGGCTGATCTCTCTTTTCGTGGCTCCCGCTTCGATTACTTCGGCGAATTTTTCGCCTTTGTCAATTTCATTGCCGGTTATATCCAATCCGCAATGTGTCTTAAAATTCGTAAATCCGTTAAATTCGGCAATCGTATGAATTGTTTTTTTCGTTCTTGGCATCTCTTTTTTCCTCTCTTTCAAAATGTATTTGATATGTTTTACGGTTAAAATTTTTTCAGTTTGCAAGCCGGGGAATTTATCTTTTGGGTTTCTCTACCGCGTTCGGCTTGCTAACTGAAATACATCTTACATCATAACGTAACACTATGTCAAATACTTTTTGCAATATTTTTCAATCAAAATTTTTTCCTTCCAAAACAGCCGCCGATCTTTTTTGCCGATCAATAATTTGTTCGGTCTCAAAATCGCACCAAGCGGCGACGACAAACAAAGCGAATATGACAAACAAGCAAGCAATTGTTAAATAATCCATAATTTAGTTTTTACCTTCCTTTTCAAGTTGATTTTTTTTTCTTTTCGCCGATCTCTAACCGAGTGAAATTTTCTTTTGGGTTTCTCTACCGCATTCCGATCAGTTATCAACTGTCATAATCGTATCAAATACTATTTGATATGTCAACAAAAAAATTACGTCATACCGAAAAAAAAAGTTTTCCCGGCTGATCTTCCCCGGATTGCCGAGCCGGGGAAGGCGGCGGCGATTCCGGCGGCTGATCGCATAGGCGGCTGCGAGCGCGTTTGGCGGCTTTTTGTCGTGCGTCGTAGGCGGTGGCTGCACCCGGCGGCTTCCAACGTGCGACAGGCGCGTTTACCGGCTTCCGGCTTGGTGTGCGGGTCGGCATCCACCCGGCGGCGAGCGGGGAAGTTTTCCGGTTCGGAAACGAAAAACGGGTCACTTGGGTCAGCACTAATGGCGGTGACCCAGATGACCCAAAACCGCTCTCCCGGCTGCGCGAAGGTCTCGGCGGCTTCCGGCTTACCCGGCGGTCTCCCGGTAGAGGTCGAGAATTTCGGCTTTCGAGATGTCGCCTCGAAGAGCAAGCCGGTAAAAAGTTAGCTGGCTCATCGAAACCCAGAAATGCTCACGATAGACCGTATAGACGATCTAGGCTTCGATCTGGAGCCGGTCGGCGAGCTTGAGAAACCGCCGGAGTGCCTTGACGCGCTTCTGTCGCGGCTGAATGTGCAGGTCGTCTTTCGTATTGACCCGCACGGCTCGGCTGAAGTTGCTGGTCGTCGCTCTGATCTGTTCGACTGCTTTCATTTTCCGCTCTTCCCGGCGCACCGCGCCTTTACCAAGATCGCCTTCAGCCGGTAGCTGATCTGAATGTAAGCCTCGGCTTCTCCCCGAAGGCGCGAGGCTTGCGAAACGCTCTCCGGCTCTGTTCCCTCGATTTCCTTTCGCCGCCGTTCGATCTGTTCGATTAGTTCTCTGATTTCCTTTTCCATTGCTGCTCATCTCCCTCAATTCGTTCGCGGCTTCCAAACCCGCGATTGCTAGTGCTGATGCCTTTTCGACCCCGCGATTGCTAGTATTGGAGCGGCTGTCGAAGGCGCGATTGCTAGTGCCGACCCCCGCTCCATATACCATATTTTCAAAGTTCCGATCTTTAGTCTGCCGCCAAATCCCAAGAATTTTCGGGGAAGTCGGCGATGCCGAGGCTCTTGACGATTAAGGCTCCGACCGCATCACGAACCTTCTGCTTTCTGAAGTCAATCGGCGCGTTCACTCCGAGCTTCGCGTGGTTTCGGATAAGGTTCGAGAACCGATTGATTGTCAATCCGAGCAGCCGCGTGACGACCTTTCCATCTTGTCCAAGATAGTAGCTTTTCGTTTGTCCGTCTTTCGTCAGTTCGAGCGTCCAAGTGTGGCTCCCGAAGTAGTACGGCGCGGTTGTTATCGTTGCTTTGACGTTGTTCTTTTTCATCTCGTTTTTCCTCTCCCTTCGATTAAAATAAGCTCGGCTGAATGCTCTTCGCGGCTTCCTTCGCCTTGCGTCGTTCCTCGCGCTCTGCCGCCTTTTTGTTCCTTTCCTCTGCCTTCCGGCTTGCCTCGGCTTGCTTGACCGATTCGTGCGGCGTTTCTGGATGGTTCCGGTGAAATTCGTTTCTCGTCTGCTCGGTGAAAAACCTTCCGTATCTCGCACCCGCTGGATTGCCGTAGCTGTAAAGTTTCTGCTTGTCGCCGCAGATGTCGCACTTGATGTAAACCGATGAATAATCTCTGTAACTGTGACTGACCTTCGTTTCTATCGCCATTTTCCGTTTTTCCTCGCTTCGATTTTCTTTCGGGGAACCGTCCGGTGATTTTGTCTTTCGGCTTTCTCTAGCGCGTTCGGTTCGTTCCCCTAACTTGATTACTAATATATCAAATACTATTTGATATGTCAAGTCAATTCCGGCTTGATTTCGTATCGGTCTTCAGGTTTGAGATACCGATTGACCTTTTCCTTCTGCGCTCTCGCCAGCTTCAATGCCGCTCGGCGCACTTTCTCGTCATCCCAATAAACATAACTGACTTGATCTTCTTCGATTTCCCTTTGCCATCGAGCCTCGGCATCATCCAACTTTTGAATGACCTGTTTGATGATTCCGACATACGTCTTATTTCCGACGTATGACAGCAGACAGATTGACTCGAAAACCTCAAGGTCATATTCGCTGATTGTTATTTCGTCTCCATCCATCTTCGACAGTAACTCCGATGCCAAGTTGATTGCCGCTCTTTCCTTCGTTAGTTTTTTCATCTCTTTTCTCTCCCTCTTAAAAGTAAAACTGTGCCTCGAACTCAAGTTCCTCTTCGACCGTCTCGAACCGGCGAGCCGGGTAGATCGGCTTCGGTTCCTTCCACTCGATCAGCCAGCAGAAGAGCAGACCGATGATTCCTGTGCCGACGACGACGGTGATGATGATTGCAAGCGCATCGAATATGTTCATTTTTCCTTTCTCCCTTCGTTTTGTTTTCTCTTTTTGGGTCACTTGGGTCATCCCTTATAGCGATGACCCAGATGACCCGTTTTCCTTAATCTTCCGAGAGCCTGATCTTGTGCCGGACTCCGCAGTCTGCCTTGACCTGATCGTGGAAGAGGCTGATGAACTCGAAAGCCAGTTCCTTCTGATTGAAGCCTCTTTCCGCCAGCAGATGCTCGCTCCACTTGACCGCCGAAGTTACAACGTGGAAGCTGAACCCCTTGACCTTCGGCTTTTCGAGAAACTCGCCGAGCGCGTCGTTGATGAAGGCTTGAAAGCCGAGAACGATCTGCTCTTCGTATTTGGCGTCTTCGAGAATTTCCGGGTCGTTGAAATCAGCCTTCAGACCTTCGCGGTAGGCGACCGACGTTTCGATGAAGCCGACCTTGTGCGCGATGAACAGGTGAACCGCTTCGTGGACAAAGTTGGCGATGGCGACCGATTCGTAGCCGACCTGTGCCGCTTCGGACTCGTTCCGCTGCAAGGCGAGACAGGCATTTCCGTCTTCGTACTGAACTATCGGAACCAGCTTGCTGTTCGACAAATCCCCGATCACCCGACCCACACCTTCAATTTCAAAAATAGCGACGTTGTTTTTCATTTCGTTTTTCCTCTCAAGATTTACGTTGTAATGTAACTGCTTTGGTTAAAAATGGCGGTGATCGAGTGAATTTATCTTTTGGCTTTCTCTAGCGCGGGTCGATCACCGCTTACATTCTTAATACTATCAAATACTATTTGAAATGTCAATCCCCTGCTCGAACTTTTTTTGAAATTTTTTATCTCGTCTGCAACTTGCTTGTCTTTTCGATCAGATTGTCGATGACCTTCAGTTGGCGTTCCTTCTCGAAGCGGTTTTCCCAAAGCTGATGGGTCGCTTTTCCCTTGAGCTTCGCCGAGGCGATCTTGGCTGCGCTGTCGTTCAGGTATTTGCCGATCTTGGCTTTTTCGGTTTTCAGAAGATCAAGTAACAGGAACTTTTCCGGCGAATCAATTTGCAGTATGTTTTCCATTTTTATTTTTCCTCGTTTAACGTAATTTGATTTTTTGATCGGAACGGCTGGCGATACTGTCTTTTGGCTTTCTCTAGCGCGTTCAGCCGTTCCCGATTGATGAAACCATATTACATCATAACGTAACTAATTGTCAAGCACTTTCTACTTCGGCGGCGATTTTTTCTCCGTCGCCGGGAGCCGTCTTCTGCGACCCTTCGAGTTGCCAGTAAGCACTCTGGATGGCGTAGGAAATGTTCATACTCATACCGTCGTAGAAGTATTCCTGTGCGAAGTCGTAGGCGAACGTCTCTTCGGCTCCCCGGCGTCTGATCTTGACCTCGACCCGGACGAGCTTGACGCCGTGCGCTTCGACCGGGAAGAACTCGACGCTTCCGTTGCGGCTTCTGAGCCATTCGATTCTGCTGTCAAAATTCATCTTGCTCATATCGTTTCTAATCACCCCTCTTCAGTCCGTTTCTGTATTTGGCGTAGTATTCCTTTTTCGTCAGAATCTCTGCCTTGCAGCCGCGCTTGCGGTATCGCTCGGCGTAACGCTCGGCGTCTCGTTCCGTCTCGGCGACCCAGTGAATGTGGTCGTATCCGTCGCAGTTGGCGACCATCACCCGGTTCATTTCATTGTTGTTAATTGCCATATCTATCTGCCTCGCTTGAAAGGATATCTTCGTATTCGCCGATCAGCTTGTAGCCGAGTTCGCGCATACTGTCTTCGGTGATCGTCCACGCAGACCCGTAGGCGTCGGTCTCGTAAACCAAGTCATCGGCTGAATCGTAAAGCTCGTAAACGACTTCCTCGCCGTCGTAATGAACGTCAATCGAATAGTTATTGTTAATTCTAATCATCGGCATTATCACCCCTTTTCCTTTGGTGAGCGGGGAAGTCATCCCCCGCTCGATCAGTTGCCTCGGTTCCTTCTGTTGATCGCTTCGAGACTCTCTCGAATCGACCGAGCTTTTGCCTCGGCTTCCGGGTTCGGCTTGTTGTTTGAGTAGAAACCCCAGAACCGGAATCCGGCGGTTGAACCTGCCGCGCTGCCGCGCTGCGTCTGCGATGTGCGATTGCTAGTATTGGTCGTTTTTACGGTGTCCATAATTTTTCCTCTCTATCTCCCTTTACGTTGTAATGTAATCTCTTACCAAAATCTTTAGTGTTTCTTAACCACACCTTCCGGCGAAACCGTGTACCAATAGTCGAGTCTGTCGTCAAGCGTCAGGTCGTTTACGTCGATGTAGCAGGTTTCCTTCGTCTGCTTGGCATACGCTTTCGCCGCCTTTATCGCTTTCTCTTTGTTCCGGTAATATTCCGCGTCGCTATTCGCGGTCGGTGTCACTGCATATTCAAGTTTTTTCGGCATATTCGTCTATCTCCCTTTACGTTGTAATGTAACCACTTGACAAAAAATTTTCGGAAGTTTGTTTTCCCCTCGGTCGGTTATCTTCCTTCCGACCGCTTGATTATTAATATAGCAAAATGTATTTGATATGTCAAGAGGAAAGTTTCACCTTTCCTCTTTGAGCGTCTCCATAAAGTCTTCAAATTCCTTGGTCGCTTCCCGCGCCTTGACCTCGGCAGCGCGGAGTTTTTTATCAAGCAGCCGGTATTCGTCTTTCCGGTTCGGGTCGGATTCGACCGCCGCGATCTGATCTTTAAGCTCGGCAACGCGCTTGTCGGCGCGGTACTTCCGCAGATAGAGCTTGTCGCGGCTCGGATTTTCCTCATCCTTCGGTCTGCCAGATCGACTCCAACCGCTGACCTGATCGCGCAGCGTATTGGCGACCTGATGGATATTGTCGAGTTCCGGCTGGCTGAAGGCGACGTAAACGTCGTCGCCGACCGTCTTTTTCGGAACCTTGGCGTCGATTGTACTTAAAAACATTTCAAAAGTTTCTCTCATCATCATAAAATTTCCCACTCTCCCTTATCCTTTCGGTAATATCTGATTGTCGTGCATCCGGCGTTCGGCGTTCCGAAGTCATCGAGCGGGTCGAAGGCTCGTTCCGAAGTCGAGTCGCTCGACACTCCCTCGTAGTAGAGATTTCCGTCGTCGTCGTACAATCGGAACTGCTCGGTCAGCTTCGTGCCTTCCACAAAATCCGACGATTCGATGCGGCAAAAGACGCTTTCCGGTTCGTCAATGTAATTTTTCGTAATCATCCACATAGTCTATTTTTTCGTCTCCCTTAAAATTAAAAGCAGAAGAAAATATATCAAAATCTATTTGATAAGTCAACAAGGCGACGGCATTTTCTTGAAAACCTTCCGCTCGTTTGAGTATAATTTCTTCCGCTATGAGAAGAACGCTTTTTTCGTTTATCGCTATTGCTCTTTTTTCGCTCCAACTGTCGGCAATGCCGCTCGTTTTCAAGTCAGCCGCCGTCAAGGTCGAATCGGCGAGCGAGACAAATCCCTCGCACTTGGCGACCATCGACACGACCAAGCTGAGTAAAATCCGCATTTACGCTTTGCTGGAAACCACCACTCCGGTAAAGGAAAAAGGACTCTCCGCTTGGTCGCACATCGCCGTCAAAGCGGTCGAAGGAACCGACCTGCTCTACTTCGGCAAGGTCTCCATCCTGAACGAAGCTCGGCACGGCAGCTTGGTGGTCGATGCGGTTCCGGCGAAGATCAGCCTGTTTGCCGAAAACCCCGGAACCTACCGGATTTATGTCTGGGGGGAGTAGCCGTCAGACTCTCCCCGCTTCTTCCTCGCGGTCGCAGATCGCATCCCAATCCCGGTCATACGCACATCTCGGCGCGTTCCGCTCTTCGTCGCACGGACACAATGCAAGCTGGTGCGGATTGATGCACGATTCCTCAATGTACCACCCGACGATCTCCGGCTTGATCGACTGCCAGCGCATCTCCGGGTCATCGAAGCGGAACCCGTTATAGACCATCACCCACCCGCTCTGCCGCTTGACCGGGTAGATTTCGACGGCGACTCCGAGATCGCCGCATTCGTTGATCGCCAGCGGCGAGTAATTCTTTTCTCCATCTTTCATAGACACCCCCCGCTTTAGTGATTTAAGGCGGCTCTCGCCGCTTTGATCGCCTTGACGCCGCTGACGGCATATCTTAAGAGCCTTCCGGTCGTATTGCTCCGCAGATTGAAGGGAAGCTCACGAAAGCAGACGAGCTTGCCGTCGTGCCGGTAGAGCGTTCCCTTCGGCTCGCCGCAGATGTCGCATTTGACCGACTCGGAATGAGCCACGACCAAGCCGTCTCCGGTGATCGGAGCGGTTTCCGCTTGTTTCGATTTTCTTGCTGCAAATCTTCTCATTTAATGCTTCTCCCCCTTCCTCGCGTCAGCAGCCGCAGCCTGACCCAAAAAACAAGCCGGTTGATCGCCGCCGCCAACAAGACGAACGTGACCACTGCTCCGAACAACCCGTACACCCTCGCCGACCTGAATGACTGGCAGGTGATTCCGTCGTCGCTGAAAATGGCTTCGCCGGTCAGGTACGAAATGATGCCGATGGCGTACCAAGCGGCGAAAAACGTCAAAAATCCAGTTAAAAATTCGATCATCTCTTCTTCCTCTCCCTTTCGTTTCGATTTTGGGTCATCCGGGTCATCGCTTATAGCCGTGACCCAGATGAACCAAACCGTTAATCCTTAATCCATTCGTCGGCAATCAGCGCGTCAGCCTTGACTTCGACCGTCGAAATGTATTCGACACCCGCTTGCGCCATCGCCTCTTCGACCAACCGAGCGACCGCTTCGGCTTCGCCTTCGTCAACCTCGACAATGATCTCGTCGTGAACGACGTTGACGATCTTGCCGCTTGTTCCGACGAGTGCCTCATCGAGAAGGAACAAAGCGCGTTTGAACATATCCGCTGCCGTTCCCTGAATCGGCATATTCATTCCGTTGCGACCGATTGCCGCGACGGTTCCTTTCCGGGTTCCGTCGTGATGGAACCGCTGAATGCGACCGCTCGAAGTCCGAGCGAACAGCCGCTCCATCGCCTGACGGCGAGCGCGTTCGAGATACTGCTCGTTCCCCGGATAGGTGCGGAAGTAAGCTCGCATCAGCCGCTCGGCTTCGTCTTCCGTGATGCCAAGCTGCGCTGCCAGCCGCCGCTTCATAATCCCGTACACGACGCCGAAGTTGATGCGCTTGGCATAGCCGCGCTGCTCTTTCTTGACTTCCTCATACGGAATCGACATAAACCGGCTCGCACCCTTCGTATGCAAGTCGAGACCGGAATTAAAGTCGCCGACAAAATTCGCATCCCGCGCAAACTCGGCGAGAATCCGAAGCTCGATCTGCGAGTAGTCGGCGATAATCAGCTTGCGACCCGCTGGTGCGCGAAAGCACCGCCGGTGCGCTTCGTCTCCCGGCACTTGCTGAATGTTCGGGTTCTTACTCGCCATTCTCCCCGTAGGTGCGCCGATTTGCCGGAAATCCGACCGAAGGCGACTGTCTTCATACAGCAGTTCGAGAATGTTGTCGCCGTAGGAAGTGACCGACTTTTCGGCTCCGCGAAATTCGAGCAACTTCTTAATCTCCGGCAGATGCTCGTATTCGAGAAGAAACTGCTCTTTCGTTGACTCAAACTCGATGCCGAGTACGTTCTTGAGAACCCGCTTCATCTGATCTGGCGAAGCCGGGTTCAAAACGGCTGTCACTTCGTCAGGCAACGCTTCCCACCGCTCGAAAGCCTCTTGCCAGCGGGGAAGCGCGACCTTTTCGTAATGCTCAAGAGCCACCGAATAATCGACCATCTCCCCGGCGTCAACGTGCCGGTCTTTGTTCGCCTTGGCTCGGCGCGGATTGACCGGCTTTTTCGGCTTAACGGGTCGCTTGCCGCGCTTTTCCGGGTTCGGCATCGTCCAATCGACCCCCGGCTGGAAGATGTCGAGCATCTCGGCTTCAACGCGAGCGAGGTCTGCCTTCTTCTTGACGAGAAGCTCGCGCCAGCGTTCGGCGTCGAGATAAAAGCCGTTGAGTTCCATCCGAGCAATCGGCTTGATCGCGTCGAACTCGATGGTCGCCACCCGGACGAGATCGTCGGCTTTCAATCGCTCGACCTGATTGCGCCAGATCGGAATAAGTACCTCGATGTCGTGCGCGGCGTACCGCAGTTGACTCTCGGACAATTCCGGCTGGCTCCAATCGCTCTTCTGCTCGGACTTGTCCATCGTAATCCCCGCGAAGACGAAGGCGACTTCCGCAAGATCGTGCCGCACCTGCGCGAAGTTTTCGTCCGGCATTCCGGCGGCGATCAACTGGCTGGCGAGCATCGTATCGAAAAACGCTCGCGGCTCGGCTCCGAGATGGTGCATGAACCACTTGATCTCGAATTTCGCGTTATGCGCGATCTTCAAAACGCTTCCGTCGTTGATAATCCCGACGAGAAAGCCGATGTCTTCCTTCGAGAGATAATCCATATCGAAGAGAAAGTTTTCCTCGCCGTTGTTGACCTGAATGAGCCGGATGAAGCCGCGAAGCGGGTCTCGCGCATCGCCTTTTTCGGTTCCGTCCGGCTTCGTCTCGATGTCGATGCCGATGACCCGCTTGCCGATGATCTTCGGCGCGTAGCGTTTCAAATGCGTTCGCGTCGAAATGTAAGTGTAATCAGTTTGAATCATCGTAAACTCGCTCCCTGACTGCTCGGCTGGCGGCTCAGACCGACCCAACCGAAAATCCGGTTAAAAAACTGTTTCCTCTGCTCCCTGATCGAGTTCAGGTAAATCTCCCCGGTCGTCGTGATCGGCTGCGGCTCGACCGCCGGTTCGACCGGCTTCTTCCGCGTCTTAACCGGGAGCGATTTCCGTCGCTTGTCGGTCGAATAGACTCCGTGAGCGATTCGCTTTAACCGACCCGACCTGAGACCAATTCTCAGAATGCTTTCGAGACTTGCCGACGAGTACCTCGGAAGGAACTTCTTCCGAAGCTGCGCCGTCGTCATCGTCTTCTTCGAGCCGATGAAGTCGATAACTTCAAGAACCCGGCTCGCGCTCGGCAGCGACTTCTCGCCTGAAAGCTCACAGATCGTCTCGTCTGTAACGTCGAGCAGTTGTCTGATTTCCCGCCGCGCAAAACCCGCAAAATACGCTTCAAAAAATTCTCTCTTCAGTTGTTCGTTGGTCTTCATCTTCATTCACTCTCCCTCTTACTTATGTGTTAAAAACTTCGTTCCGACTGCGCTTTCCCGCTCGCCGACGTTGCACCCGGCTGAGTGCAGCGGCTTTTTGTCGCTTCCGTTAATGTCGAAGCACCCGCACTCGCGGCAGTAAATGTAGGTGAACCCGTAGCCGTCACCCGTAATTTCGAGTCTCGCGTCTCCGACTTCCCGCGTTTCGAGACCGTCCGTTCTGCCTTCAAAGCTCGGCACGACACCGAGCCGTTCCTCACCGAAGCTGTGCTGAAATGTTCCGTAATCGCTCATCAGTTATTTCCCCCAACTCGTTTTTCCAATCTTTCGTGAACAATCCGGTCAACCAATCCCTTGATTTCGGTTCCGGTCGCCACGTTCAAAAGTTTCCTCAATTCCGTCTCGACGTATTCGAGCCGACTCATCCGTACCGCTCCCGCTTTCTGCCGAGCCAGCCGCTCGGCTTGCGTCACCGAATCATAATGCGGCATTCGCGCTCACCCCCTTCGTCTGCGGCTGACCGATTAACTTTCTCAAGGTCGCCAAGTTGTTCCTCTCCGCTCGTTTGTCCGAAGCCGATTTTGCGATCACGAAATTTCTTCCGTTCGGCAGTCGGTACACCCGGTGATTTTTCTGTCTGATTAAGACTGCTCCGACCTCTCGAAGCAGTCCGTCAACCGTACCCGTCTTTTTCTTCATCGCTCGTTCTCCCTTGCTTGTTACGTTAAACCGTTATTACTGATTAAAATTTTTTCTCGCTCTAAGCCGCGCCTGACGCTCTTGCAGCCGCTTGTTTTCTTCGAGCCAGTTGCCGCGCTCGGCGAGTTCGATCAGCCACCGGATTTGGCGACCGCGCCTTGCTCCCGATTCCGGCGAGACCGTCAACACATCAACGTGCGGGTTGCCATCGGTCGTGCGCGTCTGGATAATTCCGATCTGCTCGCCTTTGTACCGGACAATCGAATGCTCGACCGTTCCTTTGCCTTGGCGAACCGCTCCCTGCGGGATGACGACCACATCTTTTTCCGCGCTGTCGCGTTCGGCTTTTTTCGCTTCGACCGCTTTGCGAAGGTTCGCCGCGCCGATGCCGTACTTTAGTCCGAAGGCGATGTCGATTCCGTTGATTTTCGTGTCTTTGATTTTCATTCTTTCTTCTCTCCCTTTCATTTAGATTTTGATATGTCGTCTTGACAATTATTAAGTTACATCAGGACGTAACTTTTGTCAAGAACTTTTTTCGTCAAAACGTAACTTTTTTGAAAAAATTTTTACGCAAAAACGTAAAAGATTTGCGTCTATGCAGCAAGAACGGGGAAAATGTTGAATTTTTAACGTAACTTTTACCGAAAAACATTTACATTAAACCGTTCTTATGTTATATTCTAACCAATAATGCTTAAAGTATTGTTTTAATTTTTAAGCATATTTTTAATATGTAGTAGGGAAGGAGCAGAAACTAAAGGATATATGACTACGAGAAATGTGCGGGAAATTGTGGAAAAACGGCGGCAGATCAAGACCGACACCAAGTGGCGGCTGAATCTGAAGGAAGCATTACGGAAGCGGGGAATCGACCACGCCTTCGCTCTGTGGCAGAAGATCGGCGGGTCGAAGCAGACCGCCAGCGACCTCTTCAACGGAAAGGTGACGATGGTTCGCTTGGAAACGTTCGACCGCTTGGACGAAACTCTCGGCATCACGCCGTTTGAGCTTTTCGAGAAGGTCGAACACGACGGCAACTCGGAGCAAAAATAAAATGAAAAGAGCCTTAAAAATCCCCTTTAAGTGAAAAAAGCCACCGGAAGCGTGAAACTTCTAGTGGCTTTTTCCTTTGGCTTTCGCCTTGGTTTTCTTGAGTTGTTCCTTGAGCCGAGCGACGCGCTCGATGTCCGGTTCGGGAATTTCCGGGTACTCGGTCAAGCCGAGATGCTCGACAACGAGCCGAGCCGCGCATTGCCAAGTGTAGCAGACGGCGTTCCGGTAATGAACCAAGTCGAGGTAATCCATAAACTCGCGCTGATTGTCCGACGCCTTGTTCCCCGGCTTCTTCATCTCGATGTACAAGCCGTGATAGGCGGTCGAATTTCGTGCGCCTTTGGCAAGCTCCGGCGCGGGAACGCAGAGATCGAGAATCCCGCTGGTGACGCCTTCGCGCTTGGCTTTCATTCGTGCCGGAACGCTCCGGTAGAACCCGTTCGGAACGGCGTGAGTCCATTTCAAGGCGAGCCGCTTGCGAACGTCGGTCTGCATCTCCATCGCCTCAGCTTTCCAATTGATAAAGAGCGACTGCTCCAAATGCTCCGAGTTGACTTGTCTCGGTTTCTTTTTAACTGTCTTCGGTTTAGTAGTCATAATGATTGGTAAGAAATTCCGTGAAATCCGACCAGGTGAGAAATACCTCGTCAATGTCGGTTCCGGCTTCAAGCTGGATGCAACCGTCGTTTCGGATGATGACCTGACATTCTTCAACGTCAACCTCGTACCGATTGGCGAGGTCATCGAGCAGATTTTTAATTTGATATTGCGTGATGTTGAGTGACATAAATTTTCCTCAAATGAACTATTTTCTTGTTTAAGAAATTGGCTGGATTTGAGAAAGTTTGGCTCACTTGGGTCATCCCTTATAGCGATGACCCGGATGACCCAAAATGATTTTTCTTAGTGGTTGGTTTCTTCGATCTTCGGCGTCGAGAAGAACACCGGCTTCGAGCGCAGCAGCTTGAGGTCGATGTTTTCTTCGGCGTGAGACTCGATCACTTCGCCTTCGATCACCGTGTAGTGAACGGCGTCGTCCGAGGCAAACTCGTCTTCCGAGTTGATGTGGTACTGCATCACGTTAAACTCGCCGTTTGTCGCGTAGTTGATCTCGGTAAAGCCGAGGTTCCAATTCGTATGGTGCGCGTATTCCGGCTCGATGGTGTAGAGCATCGCGTTGGCGATTGACTGCAAAAGCCGGTTCGACCCGTACTGGCGCACCGAGTAATAATCGTGAACGTGGTGATGACCGAAGATCAGATTTTGGTGCGTGTAGAGAAACTTCGCCTTGGCGACCGACTTGCCGGAACCCGGCAGCAGATGTCCGTGATGATGCCAGAGCTTTCCGACCCGGTACTTCGCCGATTCCTCGATGAACTCGAAACCAAGCTCTTCAAAGCCGAGCAGCGATTCGAGCCGCAGTTCATCGAGATCGGCAAGCTCCGGTGCGCGGTCGCGCAGGTACACCCGCATTCGAGCATCGTGGTTGCCTTCCTGATAATTGATCTTCGCGTTCGGCGCGGCACTTCTTAGTCGCTGCCATTCGATCTTCGATTCGTCAATTTCGTAGCGCAGAAACGTCTTCTCGATCTGCTGCTTCGGATGGCGGCTGATCGAATGAAAATCCATTCCGTCGCCGCCGATGTGAATTAAGTCCGGCTTGCGGATTTGTGCCGCCTTCAACACGACATTCCAAGCGGCTTTGTTCGAGTAAGGATGGTGAATGTCGGAAATAAAAAACTCTCGTTTAATCATTGGTTGTAAAATTCCTCTTCCTGAAGTTTGGTGTTGTTGTTACGCTGTAACGTAAGGGGAAGACAAAAAATATATGCCTTCCCCCGGCATCTCTCATTCTTACTTTTATTAATTACTTCTGACCCTTTTCCTCGGCTCGCACCGGCTCGCGGTTGCGGTCGTCAAACTGCGCGTATTTTTCCCGGTGAAGCTGGAAGTACCGCAGCGTGATCGCGTTCCAGATGACCGAATCGAGATGATGCTGACCGTCCGGGTCGAACTCTTCGCCGCTCCAGAACTTGAGAGCGTGGCGCATCATCGCCGAATAGACCCGACCGTAGTCCATGCCGAGCTTCCAGTTGTTGTCGGCGTACTTTTCCGCTCCCTTGGCGTACAGCTTGCCGAGTTCCATCAAAACGTCTGCCGGGATGAGGTCGATTCTCGCCTTGCCAGCGTCAGCCTTGAACCCGGCTTTCAGATCGTCTTCGGTGATCGGGTTGCCGGTCGCCAAATCGAATCCGAGAACCTTCGCCTTGGTTTCCTGTTGTTGCTGTTCTTCCCGTCTGATTGCATCTAATAAGCTACTCATTTAATTCTACCCCCTTCAGAAAGTGCCGACATTACGGCAGTAATACGCTCTTGGCGACATACACGGCGTCGTCCAAGCTCTCAACCCAATAGCCGACCGCTTCACGAATCATCGGATGGTTATGCACGTTCTCCGGCTCCATCACAAGCACAATCGGCTTCTGTAACTGATAACCCCACGCAATCTCCATCGTCGTTCCGATTGACGCCTTGCGGGTTCCGAGCAGATTGACGAGCAGCAGATCGGCGCGGCGAACGTCGAAGAAATCCCGCGTCATAATCGCTCGGCTGTTCGAGAGAATCCTGTCCGAGTATTCAGCCGCAATCGGCTTTTCCGTGTCGAGATATTCCTTGCCGCGCATCGGCGAAAAGGCGGTAATCCCGACGTAATCAAGCTCGGTGGCAACGCGCTCGCGCCAATCGGTCGCTCCGTCGTAACGCTCGCCGGTAATCGCTCCGGCAAGATAAACGGTCGGACTATTTCCGCTCATTTTTCCGTTTACCCCCTTTCGGCTCGTCGGCTTCGCCGATTACCTCTTCTTCATCCGGCTCATACTCGGCGGCGAGCGGCTTTCCTTGGTCATCCCACTCGATTACCCGGCTTCCCGCAGCGGTGAACTCTTCCTCGACAAGAAGGCTCGGCTCGGCGCGGAGCGTCGTCAGCGCGTGTTCGACCATTTCGTAATCGCTCACTTCATTCTGCTTCGCCTCGGCGATCAGGTCGATCAACCGGCTGGCGAAATGAAGCGCGGATTTGCGCTCTTTCTCCGATCTCTTCTTCGTCACCGGAACTTGCTTGAAAAGCTCTTCAAAGTTAATGTTCATTGTTACGTTCTCCCGTAATTAATCTGTAAAAATTTTTGGACTCGCGTGAGCCTTCACGCGCTGCCAGCAGAATCGCAATCAGATTCATTCTCGGCGATGCCGACTTGATCGCCAGCAGTTCGTGAAGGCTCAGTTTATACTTCATATCGTCTTCCGCGCTCATCGAAACCGTTCGACCGCAGATCACGCCGACGTAATGACGGTAGAGCAGATCGGCGAGTCCGAGTTCCTTCATCACCCGGTTGGCGTAGAAGACCATCCCCCGTTCGTTTAATCCAGCCGGAAGCGGAAGGCGCGATTCGATCTCGCGCTTGATCTCGTCGTCGCTCATTCGCACGATGTCGGCTGGAATCACCGCTTTCGGCTCCGCTGTCGAGACGTTAATCTTTTCAGTCATCGCATTCATCACTCTCCCCTCACGAAAACGCCTTCGACCGCCAGCAGTCGGTTCGAGATTGGATTTTCTTCAAAATACTTCTCAATCACTCTTTCAACGTGCGTATAACTGCTATAAAGCGGCGGCGTAAGCACATCGGACAGTCGAGCAAACTCGAACCCGTTTCCCCTTTCCTTGCCGTAATAATATTCGCCGGAGCGAACGTCTTTTACTAAAAATTTCCTCACCATCGTCATCTCCGTCATTCCCCCCTCACGAACACGCCTTCGACCGCCAGCATTCTATTCCAATCGTCCGAGTATCCGTCGAGAAAGATGTCACGAACTGTTTGTTCGACCTTCTCGTAGGTGTTGAAGAGCTTTGCATCCTCGACCTTCTCCGTGAAGCTGTGGCTCCAAGCAGTCCGGTCGATGCCTTCATAGTATCGACCCGATGTAACGTCTTTTAATAAAAATTTCCTCACCATCGTCATCTCCCCAAAATAAAATCTGTTCCGTACAGTCCGACTACGGTTCCGAGCATCGCGCTCGCCGCATAGACAATCCGTTCGCGCCAGCAGCCGAAGGCGACCCGCTTGATGTTGAGCGTCCAGATGATCGAGATGAAAAATCCGACCCCGACCGCCGCCGCAAAATATCCGTGCGTGATGAGCCATTGGCTCGCCGTCACCAAGGCGATCTGACCGAACGCCGTCGCCGAGAGCTTCACTAAATCCCAATTAACTTTGATCTTCGAGGCGAAGCTCGCCGCTGTAAACAGTTGAATCATATTTCATCCTTTTTCCTTTTTGGGTCACTTGGGTCATCGCTTATAGTGATGACCCGGATGACCCGAACCGCGCTTTCTAGTCGTTGTCGGGAACAAACTCAATGGTATAGCGACCGTCTTCGATCTCGATTTCACGACCGTTGTGGTAAAACTCGATTTCGCCGTCTTCCCGGTCGTACTCGATAAATCCGCGCACCTGATAGGTTCGGATGACGTTCCCGTTGCCGTCGAGTTCACGAACGACGTTCGTTCCGGTGTTGCAAGCCAGCGCGAACAGCGCGAAGGCGATTCCAATAATGGCGACAATTAACGTGCGAATAGTTTTCGTAAATTTCATTTTATTTTCCTCTCCCTTTAGTTTTTCCTGAAAAAATGCCGGATTACAAAATCCAGATAGTTGCGAACTATCGAATACCTGTTCGACCGCAGAAACCGAACCGTTAAAGGCGTTCTGACGGTCTTTTCGTCAACCGACCAATGGTAAGTGACCGTCTTCGATAGCGGAACGTCATAATTGACCAAATACTGCTGCGCTTCGGTGAGAGCCGTTCCGATCAACTCACCGTCGAGACAAAATCGCTCTCGCATACTCACTAACAGAAAATCGTCTCGCCGAGCGCACAGGCGATCTGACCCCAGAAGTGACGACCCTCTTCCGTCGCGGAAAAGATGAACAACCCGCTGAAGACCGGCGAATCCGGCTGGAAGTTGACCGACTTCGCGTAGTTCGGGTCGCTGAACATCTTTCCGAGACCGGCGATTGACTTCGCCTTCGCCTCTTCGGTAATCACCCGGCTCGCTTCAATCCGAGTCTCGAAGTTTCCGTCAGTTCTTTTCGTTTCGGTACAGTTTTTCATTTTCCAATCTCTCCCTTGCGCGAGCCACCCTCGCACGGCTGTAATTCATCAATTCCAGTTCGATGTCGGTCTCCCGCATCACAATATCGACCGCTTGCATCTGCAAATGCCAGTGCGATCTGCCATCCATAATCGTCTCGAAGAGAAGCCGCTGCTCGAAGGAAAAGGCGGCGAGATGGTTGCGCCATTCGCGCTTGAACTCGTCCGAATACCAATCGTCGCCAAGATCGCGGCGAATCTCCCGAAGCCGTTGGAGCAGTTTCTTCTGCTCTTCGACCCGCTTCGGCGAAACGCACATTTTGCACTTGGTGATCTTTCCCATCGAAAAATCCTTCGCGCTCACCAAGCGCGAGCCGCCGCAGTCGCAGTCGCAATGCCAGTAATAGCCGCGACCTTTTTTCTTGAGCTTCGGGTCGTTGACGATAAACCGCGCCGTCAGTCGAGCTTTCGACTTCTTCTTCCGCTCTGGATACTTTTCATTGAGGTAATCCGCTTGTCTTACGTTTGTTAGGTCTTTGAACATAATTCGTCTTCGGGTTTACGAAGTATCTAAATTCATCGCTCCCGACGACTCTTCGTGCCTTGACCGTTCCGGTTTCGAGAATCAGTTCCCGAAAAACGTCAGACAAATCATCTGCGGAAAGTTTGACCGCCTTTTTGATTTCGCTAAAAGACCTCTCGCCGAAAGCGTGAAGATACCGTAAAACGCTCTCCATCCCCTGTTGAAGTTTTTCATTCGTATCTGCACCGCTGATCTTCGGCGTGTAAACGATCAGCTTTCCGTTCTTTTCTCGTTTGGTCGTTTTTCCGACCGATTCGGCATACGCGACGACGCCTCGTTCCCAAGACCGCCGCAGTTCTCTATCCCGCTTCATCCTCTTCTGAAAAGTCGAGCGGCTGACTCCGAGTGCCTTTGCTACGCTCTCGGCGTTGGCTCCGCTTGACGCCAGCCGTTCAACCGTTTTGTATTCGGTCGAGCGGCTGGTGACGAATCTGTCGATCATCAGAAGAACCGGATTGTCGGGTCGCATTCCCAAGATTGTTTCCGTTCTCATAATTTTTACTCGTCAATTCGCTGCAAAATATAATCGTCGGCACTCATTCCGAAATAAACCTTCATCCGTTCGATCTGATCGAGTTGAGCTTCCACCTGCGGCGTGACCGAAGTCGTTCGCACTCGCCGCATCCCGCGAAAATCCTCATCCCAACTGATCGCCTCGAAAGCCTCTTGAATTTTCCGCTGGCTCGTCGGTCGGCGGCTCACCCGGAACGCATCGCCGTCAAGCTGGCGGTTGAAGTAGTTCGTCTTGTGCGCCTTGGCGTACCGATTGAACCACTCGTAAACTTCCTTCAGATCGGCTCTCCCGGTCAGGTAACGCTCTTTGGCGTCTTCGAGCTTGCGCCGGAGCAGATCGCCGAGTCCGTTGACCCGGCTGAAATCGCATTTCCAACGCTCGACCGCAAAATCACGCCATTCCGAAAGTTTCTGCGAGAGCTTCAGATCGCGCTCTTCGCGTTTTCGTGCCGCCAGTTCCGTCAGTTCGGCTCGAAGCTCGGCGACCTTCGGCTTCAAGTGATCGGGAATCTCGCCGCCGAAGCGAACGAGCTTTCCGTCGAATCGAAGAGCGAGAGTGACTCCCGCCGCTTCGAGTTCGGCTAAAACTCGTTCGGCGGAAGTCTTCGGAGCCACGCTCTGACGGAAAACGTCGGCTCCGCTCGCTTCGCTTAAAGCGATCTGCTGTCTGGGATTCATCCAAGTCGTCATACCTCAACACCCTCGTCGTCATTCATTTCCGAAGCCTCGAACTCGATTGCCGCGATTTGCGGGTCGTAATGCGCCTCTCGATCAACCGGGAAGGGAAGCGGAAGAGAATCAGGCTCCCCTTCCACCACCGCCGCAGCCGTCTCCGGCGCGTCAGCCGGTTCGTAATAACCCTGCTTGACTCCCCGGCGAATCCGTCCGGTCGAAACTCCGAGCTTCAGAGCGCGTTTAACCGTCGATTCGGAAACATCGACCCCCTGCGCGACGACGCGCTCGACAATTTCCTCACGGCGCATCGGCTCGGTGACGACGCTCCAGACGATTTCCTGAACCGAAGTCTGATCGGGAAGCGTCACTTCAGCCGGTTCAAACCACCGCTTCGGAAAATCGAGAACGTACACAACGTCATCGAACGGCTTGCCTTTGATCTTGGCGACGTTCAGAACAACGTGATCTTTCACGGCTCGACCGTTTCCGTCTTTCATCGAGTCGAGATCGAGAACCAGCCGTGCCGCACCCGCGAGCGAGCTTGCGCCACGCGCTCGGTACAATTTCGACTTGTCTGCCGTCTCGCCAGCCTTCCCGATGTGGTGAACGAGAAGAACAGCCGATTGCGTCTTTCTCGCCAGTTCATCGAGCGGCTTGTTGACGACCCGCTCGACTTCCGAGTTGTCGTTCTCGTTCGCCAGCGAAAAAGCCTTAATCAGCGTGTCGATGATGATGATTTCGGCTCCGAACGTCTTCGCCAAATCCATCAGAATCTCGAAGTGATCGGGATTCGACAGGCTGAACGGCTGACCGAACAGTTCCTCGTCAACCATCACATAGAGGTTCTCGAAGAGCAGCCGTTTTTCTTCCTCGGTGAAGTTCGCCGCCATTTTCTTCATATCAAGCTGAAGAAAGCTGGCGCGGTTCTCGAAGTCGAGATACATCACCTTCTTCGGTCGTCCGGCTTCGAGCAGCGGGTAATACTCCGTTCCGGTCGCCGCCGCCATCGCCACGTTGAGCATCATCGTCGTTTTGCCGATGTTCGGCTTCGCCTGAACCATTCCGATCTCACCCGGATATAAGCCGTAAATGATGTATTCCATTTCCGGGTATTCGGCATTGTAAAAATCGCCGAATCTCATTCCGACCGTCTTCGTACCGGCTTCGCCGAGCGTGTGGTTCGGCGTGTACTTGATGACCGACTGCACGATGTTTCTTACCTCATCCTCATCGAGCGGCGGCTTGGCGCGTCGTTCGTTGATCTCCATGACCGCCGAAAAAATTTCCTCGAACTCGTAACCCCAACCGCGCAGACGGCTCGCTTCCTTGTGCAGCAGCGCGTTTCTTCCCTCGTACCGCACTCCGTCGCCGCTGGCAACGATTTCTTCAGGAAGTTCGTGACGCTTGCGTTCGCCGCTCGCGCTGTGCAACTGAACGTCGAAGACCTCGGCGACCGTGCCGAACGACGGCTTCGTTTCCATCGGCGTAAACTCGATGATTCGCGCCTGACGAGGCTCCGCGTACTTCCAGTTCGGAAACCCGGTCAACCGAAGCACCCGCGCCGAATCGGTCACGACCGAGCGGTCGGCTCCGATGTGCTGGAACCGCTCGTAAAGCGTTTCCTGAAGAGCTTCCCACTTCTTCGGGTCGTCGGTCGGCTTAAAGTAATAAGCAACGTGCAAACCGCCACCCGATTCGGAAATGTAAGTCGGCGGAATCGGCGAGTTTTCCTTGATCTCGGCAATCGCGTCTTCGCGCCGGATGCCTCGCTTTTCCAGATCGAGGTCGAGGAAGGCGGCTGAGTGCGTCTTGACCGCGCTCTTGGTTCCTTCCTCGCGGCTCCGGGGATTCATTCCGACGAAGACTCCGCGACCCTGCTTCGATTCGATTTCCGACCACCTGACCGCCGCTTCGATCTGCTCCGGCGCGGCGTCGGTCGGCAGAAAGTACGAGCGACCGAATTTGTTCTGCTTCTTCGCTTCCTCGGTTTCGGGGAAGGTTCGGATTTCGACGTAGCCAGCGTCTTTCGGAACCGAATCCAAGATCACGTTCAGGTGATTGACCGCTTCCTGATTGATTTTCTTTTCCTTTGCTTTATTCATTACCTTTTTCGTTCTCCGTCAGTAGAATCTTCATAAAACCTTTTCTGGACTTATCCCGTTTGGGTCATTTGGTTCATCCCTTATAGCGGTGACCCAGATGACCCAAACGGCTTGTTACGTTACAACGTGACCATTCAGGAAAATTTTTTCCTATTCGTCGCCGAAGGGAATCGCGTCGTCGCTGCCACCCGCGTCGGCTCCGGCAGCAGCCGCAGCAGCCACCGTCAGAAGACCGGCTTTCGCCATCGCTTCCTCTTCGGTCGGCGGAGCCTGATAGTTGTCACGATCTTTCCGGCGAACGTAATCTTCGCTCGGCACGACCGGCTCGGCATCCTCGTCAGGCGGCGTGATCGCCACGATGTTCGAGTAATAAACACCCTTCTTGTTCTTGTCGGCGACTTCCGTAATCATCAGGGTCGCCTGACGACCGACGTAGGTTTTATCCTTGCCGTCGATCACTTCGCGGTCGCCGACATCTTCGCCGTTCCACGCATTGAGGAACTTCCGCAATCCGCTCGTTTCGTACAGCGAGAGCGGCAGCTTCTTCGTGAAGACGAGAAGCGGTTTACCGAGCAGTTCCTCGTCGCTTTCGTCCAGCTTTTCCGGCAGACCGGCGCGTTTCTTCGCCTTCTTGATTAACTTCTCGTCAATCGTCTGATCGAGTTGGAAGGCGAACTGCACTTTGCGCTTCACCTTTTTCTGACCCTGCCACTCATCGACTTCGTATCCGAGGTCGATCACATCGACGCAAACCGCGTTGTACATACCCGAAGGCGTTCCGACAAAATATTGACGACGCTTGCCGCCGCCAGCCTGTGCTACCAAATCGTTGCTCATTTCTTTTCTCTCTCCCTTAAACTTTAAGTAGTCGGTTAAAATCAACCATTCATTTTCTTTTATCTTCGGGGAGTCACGCCGATTGTACGTTAGAGCGTAACTCCCCGCGAAAAATTTTTTACCCCTTTTCTCTTTAGCTTCCGGCGGCGACTGCGGCGAGAAGCTGCGCCAGCGGGTCAGTCGGCTGACTCAGAGAACGATTAAAGCGCATGGCGGCGACTGCGTACAGCGGGGGATTGTCCGATTCCTGAATCACCCGGTTCACTTCGTCGGCGTCGGATGCGTGAACCGCGAGCATCTTCGACTCATTCGAGTAAGCCAGTTCAAAGGTCACGGCTTCTCCGTTGCCGCCGGTGATGACGACCGTCGCGGTTTCGGCGGTCGGTTCCGTCTTGATCGCTTCAAAGCGTTCCTGCATTTCTTTTTTGTTGTTGTTCATTCGATTTCCTCTCTTTTTAAGTTTTTTTTTGTTTCGATTCCTGTCTTTCGGTTTCGTTTCCCGCTGACATTTTCTAATATACGTTACGACGTAACTTTTGTCAAGTGCTTTTTTCACTTTTTCATTACTTTTTTTACTTTGTAACGTAACTATCAGTCAAAGCAAAACCTCACCCCTTGACCGGCTGGATGACCAGCACTTCAACTCCCGGCGCAATGCTGAAGACCCGCGCACCGAGGTTCGACGTAAATTCCTTCGACCCGATGTATTTTCCCCAACGCGCTTCGAGATCGGCGAGGGTGTCCGTCCGAAAGCCGTAGTAGCTGACTGTATTTTCCGTTTCCACGAAAATTCCGTTTTCAAATTTATGCACCGTCTTCGGGTTCGGGATTTCACCGAAGTCGTCGTAATCGTAGAAGCCGCTAAAAGGCGCACCGAAAATTTCTTTTTCTTTATCCATTTACATATCTCCCGCAAAGTTTTTTGACCGAGGCACTCGACCCGAAGTTAGCGGAATCTCGATCACTATGCTCGGCGAGAACTTTCCGCTTTACCCCTCGTCAGCATTCCCCGGCTGACATTGTTTAATTTACACTAGAACGTAATCATTTGTCAAGCGAAAAATTACGTTTTCAAGTAACTTCCATTTCGACCAATCCGATACCCGCGTGAGCGGCGTATTCACGGACGAGATCGAAGTCATCCTTCCACCGCCGGTAGCGGTCGCTTTCCTCATCCATCTTCGGCGCGACGACCCGTTCAATCCCGGCTCCGACCAACGCGGAAAAGCAGTTCCCGCAGGGAAGCCAAGGATGAATGTAGGCGGTCGCACCGCGCAAATCCCAACCCGCGTTGCTGGCGAGCGCGTGAATCTCGGCATGAGTGACGACTTTGAGCTTCGTCGCTCGGTCGGCGAGCCATTCCGCTTTGCCTCGCGGGATATGGTTCCAGCCGTAGGTCAGAAGCATACCCTCGCTGACGATGACGCACCCGGTCTGGGTCGATGGGTCGTGGCTCAACGTCGAAACGCGCCGAGCCTCGTCCAAGTAATACCTGTCTTTTTCCTCTTGCGTCATACGTTTACGTTCTCCCGTAACGAATCGGCAAAATTTTTTGACGGATACTTCTGCCGAATCAGATGGTAAAGCCGCTCGGCGAAAACGTAGCTCGCCGATGACGCCATTTTCATCAAGAGATTTTTCGGCAGCGGGGAAGTCGCCGCTCCGTCGTAATCGCGCAAGACCCGTTCGGCTTCGTCAGCCGCCGCATTCCGCGCCTCGTCAAGCATATCCTCGAAGCCGTCGAGCTTGTCGAGCGCGTATTCGTATTCACGCCGCTGGCTCTTGAGAACGGCGTCGGCGACCTGACCGGCAAAGATCATAATTTCGTCATCCGAATACCGCGTCATCAGAACTTCACCCCCTCGGCGAACCCGGTCGAATATCGCAATGCAGTTTTGGACGTAAATTCTTTCATAACTTTAATTTCCCCCTTTTTCGGCGGCGGCGAACTTGCAGACAAGCTGATGCTCGCTCTGGAGCCGCTTCAGATACTCACCCCACCCGGCTGGCGTGAAGGCGTGTTCCTTGCTCCGCTTCGGCGCGATGCGAATGGCGCGGAACCCGGCAATGTCGATCTCGCGCTCGTCAAGTTTATACAGCACGACGTAGGCGTCGATGCCGAGCCGGTTGGCGATGTTGCGCGTAACGTGCGCTCGCTTTTTCGTAATATCCTGACCGACATCACGCGCAAACTCGACCAAGCAGATCGGCTGCTGGCATCTCGGACACGATTCGACCGAATCAATATCGACATAGGCGAGTCCGTGAACCCGCCTGTGCCATTGACTGTAATGAAGGTCGCGTGAATGAGTGCGCTCGGTGTTGTTCTTGCGTCGGCGTTCCTCGTCTGACGAATACGCGGTGGCAATCAATTCGCTCATTCGACCATCTCACCCCCTTCGGTCGGCTCTTGGGTCGAGTCGAAGAAATTCTCCAGAAGAATCTGCACCCGGTCGGCGGCTCTCCAGACGGCATCGGCGAGTTCGGTGTCTTCCATTTCTCCGGTGACGAGTTTAATGTCGCGCAACTCCCCGAATGCGTCGAATAATGCCGCCGCCGCGTCCGGCTTCTGCCGAGCCGTCGTCGTCACTTCAATCTCACTTACGAATTGAAAGCTGTTACGGTCTGATGTAACTGCTTCACTCTTTTCAATTTTATTTCTATTCATAGTCGTTAATTTAGATTTTCCCCCTGAAAATCTGCCTGTTTTAGTTGATTTTTTTGCGTTATCGGTTGTATTATCTTCTTAATGTGAGCAGATTGACTGCCACTTCGGAACCAATCATAGCTCATATTGAGCAGATTGTCAACAGCACTCAGGCTGCTTGTGTCAGCTTGACAATATAATTATAATAAAATACCTAACTACCATACACCAAAGGAGATAAGAATGCCGACTGAATTTATCACGAGACTTCAGGAAGTTTGCGGAACAGACAATATGGCAGAGATTTCAAGGCTAACGGATATTCCATATAATACGATTAAAAATTATGTCGGTGGAAGAATGCCAAGTGCCGAAGTTCTCGTCCAGATTAGAAAAACCACGAACGTCAACCTGAACTGGCTCTTAACTGGAGATGGGGAGATGTTTCTCGAAAAGGAAACAACGGAAAATAAATTAAGCTCATCTATTCCCACAGCGATCTTTATTGAAATTCCGGCAACCCGACTGCGTGTATCTTTAATCGAAGCAACTCATAGAGATAAAGCGGTCGGCGTGTCCGATGAGGAAGATACGGAGCTTATTCCGCTTTATAAGGCAGAACGGGAAGTTCCCAATTCGACTCTCGGAGCGCATCCTTTCGAGATGAAGGAACTGAAAGACGACTAACAACTACTATTATTAATTTTATTCAAGCGGGTCTATACACATCTACAACCTTGAGAGGGATAAATAATTTATGAGCGATACACTTTTTACCGAAATCGAAGATCAGTCAGTTTTCGGAGTTTCAGAGAAGAAAAACAGTCCTATCTACGATACGGAACCCACCGAGTCGCAATGGTATCGGGTCAAGCGCATTCCGGCGGTCGCCGAGCGGCTGCGGGGTGTCCAGAGACGCTTTGCCGTCGAACTATCCGACGAATCGCTGGCGCAACTCGACTTTCATCCCGGTGATATTTTTATCACGCACCGCTACTCAAAGCCGATTCTCAACCGGCTGATGGTTCTCAAGCCGAAAGGTGAATCCGGCTACTCGCAACTCGTCGTCAGAGAGATCGTGCCGTGCGACTGCGGCGGCGATGTCCGGTTCGACCGAATGACGTTTCATCTCAAGCCGCACAACCCGTTGTTCCGCGAATACTGCTCGCTGACCGACAGGTTCTCGGTCGTCGGGTTGGTGACGCAAGCCGACAAGCGAACGTTCGGCTCGGTCGATGCGTGGAACGGCGCGGAGCGGCAGTTGTTCTGGAAGGCGACGCCGGACGGACGATGCTATCTGCCGCCGCATCAGGATTTCCGGTCGATCTGGGGAGAAGACGAGTCGTGCGTCGAGGATTTTCGGTTCTTCGATCTGATACACCCGAACTGGCGCGAGGAAGTGCGCGAGCTTTGGTCGCATTCGGTCAGAACGCTTCACCCGTATGAAGCCGAATTTCCGATGCTCACCAAGCGCGGCTTGCTCTGGCTCAAGTCGTCGGCGATGCCGATTCTCGATGATGACGGCAACGTCGTCAAGTGGAGCGGTATCGTGCGGGTCTCGAAGAACAAGGAAATCGAAGTCAAGATCAGCGGCGTCCGGGAAGTCGGCTTGATCGGATAAGAAGGTAAGTAGAAGAAGTGTAAGAGCGTGTAAGAAGTATGGAACAACATCAACAGCAACAACAGGAATTAATCAGCGTCGCGGAAGCGGCAGAAATGCTCCGGCTCGCGCCGAAGACCGTCTATAACGGAAAGGCGGGAACCGCTCGGCTTCTCCGGGTGCGCCTCGGTCGGTCTGTCCGGCTCGTCCGGTCGGAAGTCGAGGAATTTAAGCGCGAGCAGATCGAGGAAGCCGCGTCGATGCGCGAAACGATTTATGGAAAAGCAATCTAAAATTTTTTGTCTAAGCGAGGGAAACAAGGGATATGGGAGTAAAGAAATTCGATAATGGAACTTGGGGTTACGATCTGCGCGACCCGGTTGGCAAGCGTATCCGAAAAAGCGGCTTCAAAACGAAATCCGACGCCGACAATGCCGTGACGGTTCTCAAGAGCCGCTGGATGAGTACCAAGCACGGCATTCCGTTCAAGTCCGATGGCTTGCGCCTGTACGCCTCGGACGAGCTTAAGCGGGTGGCGGCTCGACACCGCGAGGCAGCGGTCGATTTCTGGAGTTCGGCGAATCGGTTCCGAGCGATCAAGTTAGAGGAATTTGCCGCGAGCTTGCCAGCCGATCTGCAACTGACTCGTCTTTCCGAGCGGCATATCGACGCTCTGCGCGAAGCCGAGACGAAGCGGGGAATCGCGCCGGATACGGTCAATATGTATCTGCGGTATTTGAAGAAGGCTCTGCATGAGATTAAACGCCGCAACCCGGAACTGCTCGGCGATTGGGAAGTGCCGAAGTTCAATTACATCTCGACGCCGTTCAAAACGCGCACCAAATTGATTACCGAGTCGGAACTTGATAAAATCCTCGCCGTGCTGGAAGACCCGCCGCGAGAAGCGAACCTGCTGCTTCGCGGATACCGCACTTGGAAAGATTCGGCAGACTTTCTGCGGATTGCGATGATGACCGGGATGCGCCGAGCCGAACTGCTCTCAATGGAGTGGAATCAGGTTTACTTCGATTTCCGGGTTCTTCGAGTCCGGTCTTTGAAGCGCAAGAACTCCGATCACCGCCGGATGCGCGAGGTTCCGATGACCGATGAGGTCTTCGAGATTTTCCGCCGCCGGTACGAGAAGCGGGAAAACGAATTTGTCTTTCCGCGCTGGAAGAGTGACCCCCGAAGCAAGTGGCTCTATCGGTCGCTTGCAGCGGCTTGCCGGTTTGCCGGTGTGCCATACGGCAGGGGATTGGCTGACGGAGTTCTGCCGCACTCGGCTCGCCATACCGCCGCCAGCCGGATGCTCCACAACGGAGTCGATTTATCGACCGCCGCCGAGCTTTTGGGTCACGCGCCGGAGACGCTTTTGAAGAAATACGCGCACTCGACCTTCGACTCGAAACTCGATGCCGTGCGCGGTCTTTCCTTAAACGGAAGGTAGTTGGATATGATCGGGAAGATTATGGAAAAACGACGACCAAACGAAGCAGAAAGTGTCCATAATCTTCCCGTTTTGGAAGGAAAAAAGTGTCCACTGTGTCCAAAAAGTGTCCAAGGCGAGGGGAATTTATGGAGTCGGGGGAATTGAGGTACATTAAACCGTAACAACTAAATTATTGAAAAATAAGGTAACTTACATAATAACGTAACTTAGAGAATTTTATGGCAATACAAGCTAACGATATTGCCAAATGCGTTTTCACCCCGATAAATACTGCACTTCTCAAACCTGACTGTCCAAAAAGTGTCCAAACTTTTCGATCTTCCACAACTGACCAACTGGAAAAGTGTCCAAGATTCCCATTTGTCACCCGGTCGGTTGACGCGCTCGAAAGCGTGACGGCAAACGAAATTTTGGTTCACTTGGTTCACGCCGGTAAGCGTTGACCCAGATGACCCAAAATGCCGGGGGGGTGATCTTCCCCGGCTTTTCTCTTAAAAGAAGAACCTTTGGAAGAAAAACCTAAAGTTTTCTTCTTTGGTTCATTTGGTTCATTTATAATAGGCGTGACCCAGATGACCCAAAATTGAAAACTCCGCTTCGGCAGCTTCCTTGGCGAGACCGGGCATTCCCGCTTTAATGTAACCCGTAGCGGCTTCATATTGGCGCGTAAAGGCGTCTCTCGCTGCTTTGAATTACGTTTGAAGGTAATCGGTCGTCTTTTTTCGAGAAACGCGCTCAGACGCGCCTCTATTCAATTCCCGGCAATAAAAAAGGGGAGCCG